ATGGCATTAAGTATCCTAGCGTTACAACAATATTAAGCATCATCAATGAAGAAGCTATTCGGGCTTGGAAGGCTCGAGTAGGCGAAGATGAGGCTGCAAAGATCGGTCATCGCGCGAGTAGCCGTGGTACTGCAGTGCATGCAATCATCGAAAGGTACTTAAAAAATGAAGATACAACAGACTATCTCCCACATATTAGGCAAAGTCTTGAAAACTTGCGGCCAATTCTTGATCAATCTATCGGGAAAATCTTTGGCCTCGAAACTGCTCTTTATAGTCGCCATCTTGGGATGGCTGGTCGTTGTGACTGTGTAGCGGAGTTTGACGGTGTACCATCAATCATCGATTTCAAAACGTCTCGCAGAGTCAAGAAGAAAGAAAATATTTCTAACTATTTTGCTCAAATGTCCGCTTACGCGATCATGTTTGAAGAACGCACTGGGATGCCTATCACGAATACGGTAATCATCATGGATGTCGATGATAACGAACCTATGGTATTCAAAGAACATCGTGACAACTACGTAGATCTCTTACTTGAGACCAAAGCAGAATACGATAGACGAAAACTTTTTTCACATTAATTAAAAAAAACTGTTTACATTCTCCCTCTATTATGGTATAATAGATCTATAATAAAGAAGGAGCTATATTATGAGATACGAAGTTGAAATCTTAGAAGCACAAGAATTTGCTTGTGAATATTACAATATCCCACGTCAAGAATTTGTAGAAAAAGCTGCAATACGCTATCCATCAATTAAGCGTCAAGCACAGTTATTTTTGTATGCAGTAAAAGCATATGATCAAATACAAGAAGATATGCGGGAGATTGCGTAATGAGAAATACTTATCCTTACAAATACGGTGAATTGAAAGTAGCTGCTGATATGCTTGCTAAGATGATTAACGGTATGCCATCAATCACCTCTAAAAACCCTCACATTGCTGCACAAGCAAAGATGCTAGAAGATTTAATCAAACAACAAGAGGAGCGTATATGATTTATTTAGATATGGACGGTGTGATTGCAGATTTCTTTGGTGGTATCGAACGTAAGTTTGGTATCGATCATTGGAAAGAACTTGACTTCAAAGAACAGGTATTTGCACAATTGAAATACACCGATTTCTTTTATCGGTTACCACCTTTTGATACTTCAGACGAGTTAGTCAGACAAGTAAAGCTACTTGCTCGGGAAAACGACATTGATTGGGGTATCTGTTCGTCTCCTTTACGTGGTGATGATCATAACTCAGCATATTGGAAACGCCAATGGCTACAGTTGTTTGATTATATGCCAAAGGTACATAATTGTATCTTTACTTCAAACAAGCATAAGTATGCGTGGTCTGAGATCGATCGTAAACCAAACATTCTCATTGATGATAAGCCTGAAAATATCATGAGATGGGAAAATAAAGGTGGTCTAGGTATTCGCTATCAAGCAAACGAAGATGACTTCGAAGAGTATCTAGTTCCTGAATTGTTAGAAGCACTTGATATAAGGAGACAACATTGATTACTATTTTAAATCTACGTACTGAGTTCGAGGATATCACTGCAGATTATAATATGTCTGTGACTGGTTCTAATATAGATACTATTGATTGGTTCATAGAGAATGGTCATAGATCAAACTCTCTTCGTAATGGTTTTGTGAGAGCTAAAGAAATAGCAACCATTATAAAGGAGTACTACAATGGCTGCACAGAAGAAACTCGAAGCTGGGAGTCATTACGAACACTTTGACAAGGACGGAGACGGAATCGTTAGCGATGAAGAATTTGCCCTTGAAAGAGAGATGATGAGAGCAGATAACGAAGATAAGAAAGAAGATCAAATCCGCCGAATGGCGTGGTTTGCTTTATGGGGTATGCTATTATATCCTGTTGGTATATTCGCGGCTGACATGGTAGGATACGAATCTTCGGGTCAGTTACTAGCAGATATTGCACCTACTTATTTTATGTCGATATCTGTATTAGTTGGTGCATTTTTTGGAGCTCAGGCTTATACAAAAACAAAAACTGGAAAGTAAATGAATATTTCTACGTTATGTCCTACTTGGCAAAGACCTCGTAGTTGTGAGTTGATGATACAAAGTTGGCTAACTAATACAAAAAACTCAGAGCTACATATTTACGTGCAAGATGGTGATCCATGTCATGATGAATATGTAGCTCTGAGTACTCAGTACCCGCAATTAAAATGGACTTTTGGACCTCGTCATACGACTGGAGTTTTATGGAATAAACTCTATGGTTCCGCACGTGCAGATATCATACATTTAGGTAGCGATGATCTCAACTTTCGGACGAAAGATTGGGACGAAAAGGTTTCTAAAATAGTAAACGAACACTTCCCTGACGAAGTCTATAATATCTCACTATGGGAAGGAAACTCTGATAAGCATCAAGGCATGATGTGTCGTCATCCTATCGTATCTCGAAAGATGATCGAACGACTAGGATATTTCTTTCCTCCATTCTTTATTCATTATAATGTTGATTGCTGGTGGGCAGACATAACCAAGGCCATAGGACGTTTCGCTATCGTAAGAGATATCGTAGTTGGTCATGTGAGAGAGAACGCAACTGAAGAAAATGATTGGCGTGAAGAACACAAGACATCTGCAGAAGCAAATCGAAACGATAATCTATGGGCTCATAGAGACAAATATGTGATGCGTACAAGTATTAATAGATATAAGAATATGGATATTAAAGCATTAAGGAAAATGATTGACAAATGAAGATTTTTATAACTGGAATAGCTGGATTTCTTGGTAGTCATTTAGCTGATAGGTTTATTGAGCTTGGTCATGATGTAGTTGGAAACGATAATCTGATTGGAGGTTATGAAGATAACGTCAATCGCAAGGCTACATTATACAAAGTAGATTGTTGTGATCATGAGAGGATGAGAGACATCTTAGAAGGTGTCGATATTGTAGTACATGCTGCAGCTACAGCACATGAAGGTCTAAGTGTTTTTAGTCCTGATTTTATCACAAAAAATATATTTCAAGCAACAGTGTCTACAGTAAGCGCAGCTATCGCAAACGATGTAAAGCGATTTGTATTCTGTACTTCAATGGCCCGATACGGTGACCAACAAGTGCCGTTTCATGAAGACATGTCTCCTATGCCTGTTGATCCATACGGTATTGCTAAAGTAGCATCTGAACAAGTGTTGAAGTGTTTGGCCGAAACTCATGGTATGGAATGGAACATTGCTGTGCCACATAATATCGTTGGTCCTCGACAAAGATACGACGATCCATTTCGAAATGTGATGAGTATCATGATCAATCGAAACTTACAAGGTAAACCATCGATCATTTATGGTGACGGCATGCAAACACGTTGTTTTTCCTATGTAGATGATTGTACTGCATGTTTAGAAAAGATGGCTTTAAATCCAGATATTACGAGTCAGATCATTAACATTGGGCCTGATGAAGGTACTATCACGATCAAAGAACTCGCTGAACTCGTTGCTGCTGAGACAGGATGTAATCAACAACCACAACATATGCCAGATAGACCACGAGAAGTTAAGCATGCGATGTGTTCATCGGATAAAGCACGTGATTTACTCGACTATCAAACTACAGTAGATGTCCGTACCTCTGTCTCTCGAACTACAGAATATATAAGAAGTAGAGGTTGGCGAAAGTTTGATTATACATTCCCTATTGAAATCGTCAACGAAAAAACACCGAAGACTTGGAAAGATAGGTTAATGTAATGACAACAAGAGTTGAAATGCTAAAAGGTTTCCCACGTGGAATGACAGTATGTGAAGCTGGTACAAGGACTTGTGATTATACAAAATACATGGCTGGTAAATGGTTAGATGCGAAGAAAGTATGGATGATAGATTACCAAGATGAGAAGGTAAATCAAAACTTTGCAAAGGTCCACGAGAAATGTCAATTTATTCAAGGAAGATTTGACGAAGTAATACCACAAATCGGTGAGATCGATATGGTGTATATTGATGGTTGGCATTCTTATGAAGATGTATCTCGAGATCTTCGTGATTTTGATCCTATTACAAAAAGGTATTTTGCTGGTCATGACTGGATTCCAGAAGATGCACCAATGGATTTTCATAATCCAAAGAAACATAAGTTTGAAGTAAGACAGGCAGTAACTGATTGGTTAGAAGAGACAGGCTACTATCTAACGTTTGTGACTGACGATCTTAGCAATAGACAACATGACCCTGACGCTAAAGGCGGTCAAAAACCTCTATACTCTTGGGTAGTTTCGAAGACTGAAGAAGACCGTGATTTATTTTTGGAGAATTTAAATGCCACTTGATACACTTGATGTAATTTATAATAGGAATAAAACACCTAAGATTGGTTGGGGTGATAAAGGTACATTTCATAGTTATATTGGTTACTATGCAGCAACATTTGAAGAATTCCGCGAAAGCGCAAAAAATGTACTTGAAATCGGTGTTAAAGGCGGACATTCTCTTAATATGTGGAAACAGTATTTCACTAATGCACATGTAATTGGAGTCGATATTAAACAACGTGATACTGTCTGCCCTACATGTCAAGTCATTTGGGGAGATGCTACGCTAAAAGAAACATTTACAAATGTACCAAAACTTGATATAATTATAGATGATGGTTCACATGATATCGAACATCAAATTAAATCTTTTGAGATCTTATGGCCTAAACTGAAAAAAGGTGGAGTCTATATCATTGAAGATGTTCAAGATATTGATTCAACTCAGGACAGATTAATGGCACTCGATGAGTCTGCTGTTTTACATGACTTCAGAAAATTTCTTGGCAGATACGATGACGTGGTAGTTGAGTATAGAAAATGAAAAGAATGATATATCAGGTGTATGTTGGTAAGAGACGTCGTCTCTATGACCATTGTACACAATCGGTAAAGCAGTATTGTGATGAACATGGAATCGACCATGTAGTCCAACGTTCACCAATCCTGATGATTAAACCAGATCCTTTCATGACGAATAGACATCCTCGAGCCACAGAGCCTCTTGGATGTTTACCTATCTTTGAAAAGGAATGTGCGTTTGCTCATTGGCCAAAATATGATCAGATCGCTATCATAGATTCAGACATTTGGATTAGACCAGGTGCACCAAATATCTTTGATGAGTTAGGTACTGAAGATTTTGCTGGAGTGGTCGAAAGACAAATGCCTCTCACAAAACAACACCGCAGATCAGTTGATAACTATGCTCAAGCTCAATATAGATCACTACGCGATGTTGAATGGAATTGGGAAAAAGGTAATGGTGCTGACTATATCAATATGGGCATGATGCTAATGAATAAATCCTTTGAGAAATACTTAAAAGGACAAACACCTCATCAGTTCCTTAAAAGACAGGAGTTCAAGCCTTTTATTGATGGTGCTGGAGATTGGAAGTGGTCGACCGATCAAACACTTTTAAACTGGTGGATTCGTAAAGAGCGAATGAAGATCAAACAGCTTGACTGGAAATGGAATGCTCTTTATACCGCAATGGATAATAAGATGATCAAAAGTGCGCACTTTGTACATTTCTTTAAACAACAAAGTCTACCTCATAATGGTGAAAACATCGAAGAGTTAATGAAACTGGTAGGGTAAATTGAAAAAATTAATATATCAAGTATATACTGGAGATCGCAGTAAATTATATAATCACTGTACTAAGTCTGTACGTAGATATGCAGATCGTATTGGTGCAGATTATAAAGTACAACGATTACCTATCTTAAACATTAAACCAGACCCGTTCAGGACGAATAGAACTGGAAAAGCTGGTGGATGGGCAAAACATGGTTATATGCCTATCTTCGAGAAAGAGAATGTCTTTAATGAGTTTGATAACTATGATATGTGTTGTGTGATTGACTCTGACGTTTACGTAAGAGAAGATGCTCCTGATATATTCGATGAATTAAACGGTGAAGCAGTTGGTAGTGTTTATGAATGTGATTTGCCAATCGGTAAAGAATACAGAGATAAGATCAGAGGATATTCATTCAATATAGTAAATGGTCTGGATGTAAAATGGCCAAAGACCGATGACAGAAGAGGATATGACTTCTTCAATTCTGGTGTTATGCTTTATGATTCAAAAAAGATGAAAGAGGTACTAAACGGCATGGGCCCAAGAGAGTTTCTAGAACAGCCCATGTTAAAAGATTTTATTGATGGAGTTGGCTCTCTTCGATGGCAGTCAGATCAGATGACTCTTAACTATTGGTTCTTAAAGAAAAAAGTAAAAGTAAATAGGATGGATTGGAAATGGAATGCTCTCTTTTCTGCAGTAAATGAAGACAGAATCAAAGATGCATATTTCGTACATTTCTTTTTGAAAGATTATTTACCTGAAAAGGGCGAAGACGTAGAAGGTTTGATGAAACTAATATGATTAATAATAAAAAACTCTTTATCCATATTCCTAAAAATGGTGGTATGACTATTCGCCATACTACAAGCATTCTATACGACAAGATCATCGTGCCTAAACTTAATCTCCTAATTAACGGAGAGTATCAAGATGCATTTGTGAAAAAAATGAAACAAATGAAAAGGCCAAATATTCCTGCAGAGCATGCACGATGGCAAGATATGAGTGTGAGTTTACGTATGGCACACGATGCATTTGCTATTGTACGTAATCCATGGGATAGAGTAGTATCACGCTATATGTTTAAGGCATATCAAACTCCTGGTTATCTTGAAGAAGTTTCATTCGAACAGTTTATTGAAGAGCGTCATGAATACGAAGGTGAAGCTGGTGACTATACTTGGCATTTGGCAATTAAGGGATGGTTTCCAGCAGCAGATTATGTCACTGATAAAAAAGGTAATCTTAAATGTGATATGATGAGATTTGGAAATATGCACGAAGACGTAGCAAAATACTTCCAATTACCAGCATCAACGAAGTTTACTATTCGCAATGTGTCAAACGGTCAAAAAAATAACGATCGAAGTAAAGTAATAGATAGAAAACCATATCAAGAGTTTTATAACGATAAGACTATTCAAATCATTGCTGATCATTATAAAAAAGATATTGATCTATGGGGATTTGATTTTGACACAGAAGCACAAAAGAATTATTGGAATGTATAATGAAAGCATTTGTAATTACTGTACGTGGTCATAGACAAGATGAGATTCAATCAGACTTATGCTTAAGATCTATGGCAGAAACACCAGGCTGGGAACCTGATCAACTATACGGTTATACGGCAAAAGATAAAGACTTATTCGAAGGACGTTGGGGTTTTCCAATGATTGAGAATGCTCGGCTACGGGCATTTGAGAAAGAAGATCTACATCGTTTTTTGACGAAGAAAGCCTGTTTCTATAATCACGTGAGACTATGGGAAAAGTGTATTGAACTAGACGAGCCGATCGCATTCATCGAATCTGACACGGTTTGTATTAGACCGTGGGAAGAACCAGAATGGGAAGAAGTACTCATACTGAATGTAGAATCTGCGATGTCAAATGAGAGAGGTCCTATCGGACCATCAGAACAGTTGCTAACAAAATATAGAGATGGTTTACAACCAGGAATTCATAGCTTTCATAAAGCGCCGACTAAATATCATCGAGATAATCGTATGAAAGGTTATGCGCATAATCCAGGTAATGGTGCATATGCATTTACTCCAAAAGGTGCTAAACGGCTACTCGAAGCAGCAAAGAATGGTATAGATCAAGGAGATCTATTTGTGAACGCGTCTAATGTAAAGATGCAGTATGTATTTCCTTCATACTTTACTTTCAGTGGACCTAATTTAGGGTTAAGTCATGGCTTTTAAAGCGCATATTATAACGATTAATAATCATGCAATATCTGAAGCCGCATCAGATGCATGTATCATGTCACACGATCAAGTAAAGAATGACTTTGATATAGAAGTATATGATGCTGTAACTCCACCCAATACAGGAGATATGATAAACAAATATGGGCTGAAATGGAATTATCCATGGGAAGGTGTAGAACTTGATATGGCTGCAGGTTTACGTAAGAGCGCTTATCGTACTGCCGATCCTTTAGCTCGTATCGCATGTGCATTATCACATTATGACTTATGGGTTCGATGTGCAGATTCAGAGCCAATGATGGTACTCGAACATGATGCTCGTTTCATGCATAAAGTGCCTTATGAAAAAATACTTGATACAAATTTCAATATCGTAGGTATTAATGATCCAATCGGTGCTACACGAAGAGCACGACTCTTTGCCGAGAAGATACAAACCGCGAATAAATTTGTTACTCCTGTACCGAGTATTGATAACTTTGATGTTCCTCAAGGTTTAGCTGGAAACAGTGCATACATAATTAAACCAGCTGGAGCTAAAGCTTTAATTAAAGCTGTAAAAGACTATGGATTATGGCCGAATGATGCTATCATGTGTAAACAACTGATTAAGAGAATGGGTGTGACAAAGAAGTATTATACGGTCGTACAAGGATTACCATCAACTACTACGGATTGAACATGAAAGCCTTTGTAATTACAATTGAACACTTTGAAAAATCAGTACAATCAGCCAAGCGTTGTATTAAATCTGGTAAAAAGTATGGACTTGATATCGAGATGTGGAAAGCAACCACTCCTTCTGACAGACCTCACAAGATTCTCGAATCTAAAGACATTCCTATCCAACCATTTAATGAGATCTATTCAAGAACTACAAATTGTATGGCAGCATTCTGTTCTCATATGTCTCTATGGGAACATTCTATCGCCATCGATGAACCAGTTATCGTATTCGAACATGATGCCATTGTGACAGGAACATTACCCGAAGACTTACAGTTTGATCGTGTAATTACATTTTCTAAGCCTTCGTATGGATCTTATAATACTCCTATAACAGTTGGTGTTCAGCCACTGGTACAGAAAAGCTATTTTGGTGGAGCACACGGATACATAGTTACTCCTGAAGGATCACGACAACTGATAGAAGGAGCAAAGAAAAATCCAGCTTCTACAGATGTATTTTTGAACCTAAATAATTTTCCATGGCTAGAAGAATATTATCCATGGACTTGTATCGCTGCAGATGGTTTTACGACTATTCAAGTAGAAGCAGGTTGCCAAGCAAAACATCGTTATGGCGAAGGGTATGTAATCGAAGATGTCAAATAAAAAATTAGAAAAGGCCTTTTTAACGGGCTGTGATGCGACAACAGAATGGCAGCTACCGTTCTTTATTAAGAAGTATAAAGAGTTTAATCATAAAACTCCTCTCATCGTATGCGACTTTGGTATGACAGAAAAAACGATGGAGACAGTAAACAAACATCCTGATATTAACATCGTAATGTCATATCCAAAGAAAGACATGGTAGAGAAAGGTTGGTTTTTAAAACCAATGACTATGTTTAATGCACCTGCAGAACAACTCTGTTGGTTTGATACTGACTGTATTTTTCATGCAAACGTAGATAATATCTTCGACCACTTCGTTGAAAATAAACTAAACATGGTAGAAGATAAACCCTGGTCAATGCGTAGAGGAGAAGTGTGGCATAATTCGGGTGTCGTAGGTATGATAGGAAAGCCTCACATCTTGTATCATTGGGTAGATGCAGTACGAAAGAATCCATCAGTAGGCGACCAAGAAGTACTTCATAGTATCTTAACTCCAATCACCCGTCTACAACATATCAATACAATCTTGAATAGATATAACGTATTGCGGTTACAAGTAGAACATGATGGATATAAAGGAAAGATTCATGTGATGCATTGGACAGGCAAAAAAGGCAATGATAGAATTAAGGAGTTGATGAAAAATGGCTAGAGTAGTACACCTGATTGGTAACGGTGATAGCGCTATGCTGTATCAAAAGTTTGAAGAACGAAAAGGCTTGAAACTGACATGCAATATCCCACCCTTTGAGGTTCCTGATGCTTATGCTACGTGCATTGTAGATTTTAAGTTCATTGATACGATCAAAAAGGGTGAATTAGATCCTCGAGGTCAATGGATTTGTGGTGTACGACCAAAGATGTATTGCGAGAAACATGTCAATTGGCATATGAAGGTCGCTCATCGCATCAAAGAATTCTATACAAAAAAGCCTAAGTATGCAAAAAATTACACTGACTTTAATTGTGGTCATTTCGCAGCATATTATGCATTAGAAAAACTCAAAGCCGATGAAATCCATATGTACGGCTTTGACTCAATACTTGATATGAACTTACGTAGCTACACAGATCTCGTATTGGGATCAGATCGTGGTGCTATGAATAACGTCAGACTATCAGGAAATTGGCGCCCGATTTGGGAAAATATGTTCAAAGAATTTAAGAACGTAAACTTTCACCTCTATCATTTTCATAATAAAGCAAAGATCAAGGTGGCTGATAACGTAGAAATTCACGTTATACCAAAAAAAGGTTTACAAGCTGCTGGATAAGTGGTATAATAGACCTATAATTGAGAGAGGTTTATTATGATTTATTTGGATATCGAAAATGGTACTGCAGAAGAAAGAGCTCTGGCAAAAGAAGCTTTTTACTTTGCTATCGAAAAGTTAATGCCACGTAAGAAAAACTTAGACGTAACAATCACATTTGTTGACTTTACTGATTCTGTTGATGGATATCATGAATATATAGATAAGGGCGAACATAATATCGAGTTACAAACTGGTTTATCTCAAGAAGACCTAATCACTGTGGTATTTCATGAAATGGTTCATGTACGTCAGCATGAACGAAATCAATTGAAAGATCGTGGTGTAATCAAAGTTTGGAACGGTGTAGAATATTTAAGTCTATATAGCACCACAGAAGAATATATGTCTCTACCTTGGGAAAAAGAAGCATATCAACTACAGGAAGAACTGTACAATGAGTATTTGTCCATATAGATTATTTGTTGCTATAGCTATACATGCTTTAGCAGCAACATTTATATACAATAATATCTATACCGAAGGTTTATATTGGCAGGTGCCAGTTGTGATTGGCCTTGTCTTATTACAGGTTTTTACTGTATCAACTTTCTTACATAAGATGTTATCACACCGTGTTTGGAAATTCAAGTATAAGGTACTTGATTGGTTTTTTGCAACATTCGCTATGACAATTGGTCATGTATTTCCTGGTGATCCACTCACATGGTCTGTTATCCATCGATTGCATCATGCCCACGTTGATAAAGATATGGATCCACATAGTCCATCTCGAGTTGGCTTATTAGTATCTCACTTTCATCTATGGAAACCACCTGTATGGGAGGAAGTAGATCGTAAGTATTATTTTGATTTGATGAAACACTATCGACATCTCTTCTTCTTTAGTCAATATCCTATTGCAATCGCTGTTGTATTATGGCTATCAGTATTTTTATTATTTGGTATCGAAGGTGTTGCTTTACTTGGTATGGCATCTTTCGTTGAGTTTCATGGATTAGGTGTTATTGACGCATACTCACATGCAGAAGGTGAAGGTAAGACTCGTAGCATTCCGTGGTGGTTAGTCGCTATCGGTCTAAACGATCCTGAAGGCTCTTATCATAAAGAACATCATGATCATCCTGATGTCTATAGCTTTAATCCTACTTGGATCGATTATCCTTCTCGTATTATGGAGATCTTATCAACGATAGGTCTAGTTGAAATTAAAGGTAGAAAGTTCAAGAATCGTAATGAAGTATTTGAAGGTAAAGTTTGATACTGGTAAATCTCTAGACATCTACCCGTTTCTCGACGATTTCAGCCAAATGTGGTTCGAAGAAGTTGAGAAAAACGTTCATGACATTTGGGAAAGAGACCGAATACACGGTCTTAATGATCAATGGACTGAAGATACGTTGATTACTAAGCTGCAGTCATGTATCAAGATGATTAGACATTATAGAGAACTACCTGATACAAACGACTTAAATAAACTACACACATATTTTGAAGAGATGATGGAGCCAGAATACTTTAATAAGGCTCCTAGTCTCGTACAAAAATATATTATTGAGTTTAATACTCTAATACATCACTTAGAGAGTTTAGGTAGTACGAGAATCGTATGTACGTTTAAACATCGTGATCGTTATTTACTCGACGAATCTATGCAAAAGAGATTTAATTTTGATCAAAAACCTGGAACTGTTTGTATAAATTATTGTCATGTAGGTAAACCATTATATGATATTTACCACGACGAAGACAATCATGTATCGAAGATAGTAAATCAAGAGGCTTGGTCAGCAGACTTCACGATCATTTATCAACATGGTAAACATAAATCATTTGACTCACAAGCTGAAAAATGGTGTGACGATAATTGTGTATCTCCGAGATCATGGGGATTAATTGACGTTGGTAGAACTGATACGACCGCAGAAGAAATTAGTAATATTAAGTATATAGAAGAATTATCAATTGAAATTGATCATGAAGAGGCTTATGCTGCAGAATGGCAAAATATGATGGACTTATACCAAACAGACAACGTTTAGTCTCTAAGTCACCTGATAGGTGGCAGTTTGGATATATAAAAAATGGACAAAAACAAATTGACCCTCTTTTGGGTCTTGGTTGCTATACTCTTGGTTTTGACAGAGCTGACATTGTTGAATATGTTTCTAATAACCTATTAAAAAACGTTTACGATAATGCTGAAGACTTATTTGGGTCAGATGATTCAGAATTATACTTAAACGATATTGCTTTTCAGTTACAAGAAAAATTGTTTAATAAAACTGGTTACCACAGTTTTTACGCTTTATCAGGTAGCGATGCTAATGAAGGTGCTATAAAGCTTTCAGCTGCCGCGCATAAGCTAAGAGGTAACCAAGATAAAAGAGGTGTGATTAGTTTTTACGGTAGCTATCATGGTAGTACGTATCTGAATTATAGTATGGGAGATGAAAATTTATTTAGTGATCCATTCTATAACTTAATGAAACCTGATTGGATACGTAAGATTCGCTTCGAAGATCTAACAAAGGTTCCATGGGATAAGATAATGTGTATAGTCATTGAGTCACGTCAATGGGCTAGTGGATTAAGAGAACCACCAAAAGCTTTTTGGAATCAATTAGAAATCATACGAAAAACATTTGATGTTGATATTATCATCGATGATATTTTCATGGGCGGAGGCAAGACTGGCGATTGGTGTGGATGGAAAAGTTTACCTATTAAACCAGATATATTCACACAAGGTAAAGGCATTACAGGAGGTTATTTTCCCTTATCGGCCACTCTCTACTCAGAGCGTATCGCTAAATTATTACCAGACGATTTCTTATGGGAACATGGATTTACTTATAGCTTCTCATCTTCAGGCATACTCAGTTGTCTTAAGTTTTTGGAGCTATATGAAGAATGTGATTATATTTCTGTAAACTCTCGAGCAAATGAAATATTGAAAGATAAAGCAGTTGCTAGTTATGGAAATATATATTACATGGGAGCTAAAGGTTTCCTTGTTGTACCTTTAAATGCAACTGATGAATACTTTGAAATGTTAGGAGGATATTATGACTGAAATAGAAGCACTGAAAAAAGATAACGCAGAACTAACAAAGGCTTTGTATGCAGCCTACGCTCGCATTAAAGAGCTCACAGAAAAAAGCGAAAAAAATTAAAAAAAAGTGAAAAAAACTGTGTACAATCTGCCCAAAGCATGGTATAATATACCTATAAAATGAAAAAAGCTGAGGAGCTAAACAATGAAAAAAGTTATCGAATATTTTACCATCACTGCAACCATGGAAAACGGTGACAAGTGGGAAACACGTCGTCATACACGTGACGGTTTGACTGATGTTATCAACTCTATCTGGAAAGATGACAAAGTCGTATCATTCTCTGTTGTTGAAAAGGTGGCTGCATAATGGAAAAGGCATTAGTAGATTATATCTTAGCACAACGTGCTGAAGCAGAAGCATTTACTGCAGCTGCACCTGGTAACTTTATGGGTATGCTTCCACATCCAGACGAGTTTGTTTATTGGTCAAGTCGTGTGCCAACTGGTACAATGGCTGAGTTCGAGCGGATTGAGCTTGAAGAGTCAGCGTACTATATGGCTGCAGATGCGATGAGCAAGTCTTATGCTCGTTTCATTAGTCCTAAACTGTCAGAGATGACAAACGGTGAGCTACACCATTCGTACACGTAAGTTATGGCATTGTCTCGTAGCTCCTGATGGAGTACACTATTATGATGAGATAGATAGTATCATGGGTCCTTACAAGAAGGCAAAGCGAGAGACAGTAAAGGACATCATCTCATATATCGAATTCCAGCGAGGTTGAGTATTAGCTCCTCTCTCGCTCCCTCGCTGGAACACAAATGGAAAGTCCTGAGTAAGACTAACTCGCGGGGTACAAAGTTAGAAGCAATGTTGCTTACTATACCACGTCATGTGAAGAAGAGAAAACTGCTTTTTTTAAATTGTCGAACGAGTAAAAACGTGGTTAAGCCGGGAACGACTATAAATAAAGACACCGGTAGGAAGAGGGTAATCCTTCATAAGAAACCCTCATAACAAATGGAGAATGCATCCAGCACGTATATACTGGCTCTGCTTAATTTAAGGGTGATGCCTTAATACATCCGCGGTGGCCAACGGTTAGCCACCAACTTAATATTGGAGAAAAACATGATTGCAATTATCGGTCTGTTAGCACTCTTCTCAGTTAATGAGCGTGAGTTCTTAGACGAAAAACTTAAATGGAACGAACAGGGCTATAACTATTGGGCACAGATTGGTTGTCGTGCACCAGATCCAAATGCCAAGTCGATCACGATTAAAACACCGATTGGAAATGAGTACGTATGCTTCAAACAAGTGAAACGCCCAGAGTAAACATAGGTGATTATCTTCTATGTTGTATATCGGCATGGATGATGACACAATCGATACTTAATGGTAGTGTGTTTTGGTTTTTGATTGGTTACATGCTTTTTGTTAACTATGCAGTATGGAGAAAAGAAAATGTCTGATGATTTTGATTTTGGTTTCACTGCGGTAGATGAAGCAGAACTCGATGTAGTAAAAAAGAAGCAAGAGACTATTGACCTACTTGATGTTGGTCAAAATGTGACTCAAGATAAGCTCGATCGTTTGTATAATGCTATCACACCTCTGCTTAATAATCTCAAAAAGAATCCTGAAAAGGACTATATCCTCTGGCCTAATCGCGTCGAGAAGGTTGATCAGTTTGAAGACATGCTGAGAAAAATTTACAATTCGTAAAAAAAAGCATGTACAACTGTGTGATTATATGGTAGAATATACCAGTAAAATTGATAATGAGGAGTTTACTATGGCTAAAATGGCAATCACTAAAGGTATGACACAAGACGAGCGTCTTGCAGTTATTCGTAGACATTCTGCTAAATTTACTAAAAAGCTAAAGCGTAACCAGCGTGTACGTAAGACTGAGACCGAATCATATGAAAAGTATGATAATGGTAATAACATCTATGCGTGGACAGATGCTCCACAATATGCGGAGAAATATTATGGTGAGCAGATGCGCGATACCATTGCTATGGATAATGATTGGAACTAGTGCGTCAGCACAAGATTGTTTCTATGAGCAACGTTCAAAGTATGAAGACGGTACTGTTGTCAATTCAATTACTCAATACGATTGTAAGACACCACCCGAAGTCATCTATATAGAACGTGATAAGCCCGAGGAACCAAAGCCTCGTTTTGATACGCCGTCCTTTTTCTTTGGTGCCACAGCGAAGAAAGACCTCGACACTGTGCTAACTGGACTGCTTTCGACCGTAGTGAGTATAGGTGGATTATGATTAGGTTGGGAATTGGATTCATTGCTGGAGTTGTGACAGTAGTGTTTTATCCAGAAGTTTTAGATTGGTTTACTACTTCTGGAATGAGAGATCAATTGATTGATAGATTGGAATCGTTATGAGAAATATCATCGCATTAAGTATGGTGACTGCACTCGCAGCATGTTCGAACAAGGTTCCACCTGATTCAGTAATGTCTCAGATGGAATATGATTACAAGATGAAGCAAGTCGAAAATCAAATCGACGATATGCCTAATTGGTATGAAGAGCCACCTGTAAAAGACGAAGCTGTCTATGCTGTTGGTACAGCAGTTACTCCAAACCTGCAATTGTCAGTTGATATTGCTGTACTATCGGCTAAGACTACTCTTGCTGATCGTGTTGACTCTCGACTTCGTTCACAGCTCAAGACTTTTAAAGGTCGTGTGGGTGCGGATGATTTTGACAGTCAAGTAACTCAAGAGTTTGAACAGGTTACTCGCAACTTAATCGCCGATGCTGACGTCGCTGGGTATCGGGTAAATAAGAAAAAGATCGTACAAAACGGTACACAGTATCGAGCGTATGTTCTTCTTGAGTATACCGACCTTGAAGCAAAGAAGGTCTTACGTAATCGTTTGATGAAGAGTCGTATGGTTATGGGCAAGATTGAGGCTACAAAGGCTTGGGACGAATTGAATGAAGCTGTAGAGAAAGAACTAAATCGTCAATGAAAAGAGTAGCTGTAACCGGCATTGGGATGATCGACGCATTAGGTAATAATCCTAAAGATTGCTTCGATCATCTCTTAGATGATAACATCTATGATCGTCACTTTGATGATATCGTGTATCCACGTAAGGCTGTCAAAGTTGATCGTTGTCATATGCCGACTACAGATACGATATTACCAGAAGACTTTAATCCAAAGCTTCTGAAGAACATGCCAAGATCTATGCATACTGGATTGCATAGTGTACATCAGGCACTACAAGATGCAAATATAGAATATAGCTCTAACGTAGGTGTTTTCTATTCTACCTGTTGTAGTAAAGATGGTTTATATGAGATGATGGCTATTACTGAACGCATGCATCCTCTCAAGGCATTAAATTTACCAGTTGATTCAACTGCTGGTGTAATATCACAACATTATGGTTATACAGGAATTAACTTTGCTGCTCAGTCAGCATGTGCCACTGGTCTTGTTACTATTGATATGGCTATGAAGTTCTTAGATCAATATGATTATGTTATCGTCGGTGGATCAGATAATGGTGTCAACGAGGTAGATCTCGAGGTTTTTACTTCGTTACGTGCTCTTGGTAATAAGTCGATGCCGTTTGATAAAAACCGCGAAGGGTTTGTCATGGGCGAAGGCGCTGGTTGTATGATACTAGAACGAGAAGAGAACGCAGTTGCTCGAGGTGCCAAGATATATGGTTATCTGTATCCTGTTGCCCATGCATCTGATGCGTTCGATCGTACTAATCCAAGTGGAGTTGGCGCAGTAACAGTGATGAATAAAGCTATGAATAATGCAGAAGTCTTTGATGTTGACTACGTTAATGCACATGGTACGTCGACTATGATCGGGGATCAAGTAGAATATGCATCAGTTTCGGAGGTTGGAGAGTATTTAATCACATCGAATAAAGGCAAGATAGGTCATACTTTTGCTGCAGCAGGAATACTCGAGACTATTTACTCTTTACTTTCTATTCAACATAACATTATACCTCATACACAAAATTGTATCGATACAGAATTTGATAGGGTGGTAAAAACCCCTATTAAAACAAATGTCGACTTTGTATTAAATAATTCATTTGGGTTTGGCGGTAAGTGTGCATCACTGGTAATTAGTTCATGATAGAAATATTCGATCATCCTTATCCTAATCATTTTTTGAAGGATTACTATAACTTCTTCAACGATAACGATAATGCTATCACTGATGAAAAAAATCCTGTCAAAAAGCATGTTCATAATTCATACATAAACAACGTGGGAATAGCACTTAGTTTTATGGGCAACTATCAACACATATATCGTGATTGGATTCGATTAAACAATTTTAGATTTATGTTTAAATTAGAACCAGATAAGCCAACTATGTGGCCACATATAGATTTTGAACCAGAAGACTGTCCCTCGCTGCGCTCGCGAGTAAAGCGTATATTAATATACGCGAACGAGGTCTGGGATGATACCTGGGGAGGAGGCACCTACTTCTCACCTTTCGACATGTACGAGTGCACACATAGATATACACCTCGTACGAGTAAGAAGACATTTATCGAAAATGCTGAGAGAGTAGTAAATAAACCTGGTAGAGCAGTAGTATTTGATGTTGATGATTATCATTTGCCTCAAGAGTTTAGTGGTAATACTCATCCACGCTTTATATACGGAGGTCTATTAGTTAGACCTGATTCAGCAGAATTATTAGATCAGTTAGAAGTACCAAATAAAGAGACTGGTCGACCTGTTATTGGTCTGAAAAAAAATTAAAAAAAGCATGTACAACGCCGTGAAAGTGTGGTAGAATAGATCTATAATTGGAATGGAGCTATTATATGACTATGCATTTAGTACGAGGTATGAGCAGCCTCAATAGTAAAAAGCGAAAGAATAAACGTTCTCCTGGTTGGGAGAAAGCCCAATCTGAACATGATAAATGGTTGATGTCACGTGGTGTGCATCCTTCTCAACTCAAAAATCAGGAGAAATCAAATGGCGCGAGTATTCCGAATTATGCAAAATCACGTTCGAAGCTCAAAACGTCGGACATCATTACACCCATCGCGGGAAAGCGAAAAGCTCAAGAATACACAGGAGACTATGTCACTGGACTTGCAACCATGCACAAGTCAAACACAGTACCGGTCGGTCGAGGAGATAACCCAGAAGTATACGCACAAATGAGGAGAAACTAATATGGCTATTCGTAAGAAAAAGAAAGCACCGATTAGACGTCGTACTGGTATCGTAGGTGCACCTCTTGAAAAAGGTTTTGAAGCTGTACAGTCATACTTTCAAACTGAAGTATCAAATGCTGATATATCAAAGGTGTTGAAGTCTTATGTGCGTGAACATCATAAGAAGTCTATTAACAAGGAATATATCCTTGCATGCCCTGAATATAAGTTCTACGTATCACCTTCTCATGCAGCAACTGCGTTTTGGATTACACATGCACCAAAGTCTAAAGATACTGATCGTTCACGCTCATATTCAGATTACTTGCATAAGTATCTGTCTACGCTCATTGCAATGGGTAAAGAACTATATCTCGAAAAGCAGATGAAGCAACGAGACTCTGACACGAAGCCATCTATATCACCGATGGAAAGATTACAACGTAAGATCTCAAGTACTGTTATGCAAGATATCTTAGAATTAGAAGATAAATGGATCGATGGAGAGCATGATGCTACTCTCGATCTATATCAAGAGTTTAAGCGGCATGGACTACCAGCGTCAGCGACGAAGGTAGTACGTGAATACATTGAGGGTCTATATGATGACTACAATGCCGCTTATACGAAGAGCGATCCAGATGCAGTTGAAGGATACTCACATTTAACACGCCCTCAGCTCAAGAAAAGAGTAAGTGTTTGTGAGTCTATGTTATCTGATCTCGATCGTCTTCAGTCTGCTGCTAAAGCTACTCGTAAAGTACGTAGTAAGCAACCAAAGGCAGCAGACAAACAAGTCGCTAAGGTCAATTACAAAGTAGAGGACACAGAGTTCAAGATCGTTTCTATAGCTCCTCTTCAGATCGTTGGCTCTCGCCGCCTCTATACCTTCAATACGAAGACAAGAGTGATGACCGAATATGTGACTAATGCTGCATCAGGCTTCGAAGTATCTGGTTCGACGCTAAAAAATATTGATACAACTGTGAGTCGTTGTACCAGACTTCGAAAGCCTGATGCTTTTATTCCTATCGTACAGAAGAAAACGCATCTTCAAATCGATAAAGAGTGGAAGCAATTAACCACTAAGACAACAGTGCCTAACGGTAGAATCAACAAAGATACAATCTTATTGAGAGTGATGGATAAATGAGTGAAGTAACAGAACAGTTCTTGAGTAAGAGTAAATTCTCTAAACTCGTAGAAACAACAGTAGCAGATAAAGCAATCAGTTATATGGAAGCTATCTTGCATCTTTGTGAAAAGAATGATATCGAACCAGAAGACGTGAAGAAGTTCGTTAATCCTATTATCAAAGACAAACTTGAAGCTGAGGCCATGGCTCTCAACTTCTTACCTAAAACATCTTCTATTGACTCATCACTTTTCGATTAAGACGAGTATATATAGATGTACATACAACGCAATACAGTGTATAATACAAAACATATTTCAGTAAATACGGAGAATAATATATGTCATTCCAAAATCTAAAACGCAATCGCGATCAAATTTCCAAACTCGTTCAAGCAGCAGAAGCAGCTGGTGGTGGTGCATCAGGTGAAAAGAAAAACTATGATGACGAACGTATTTGGAAGCCAACCGTAGATAAGGCAGGTAATGGTTATGCAGTACTACGATTCTTGCCGGCCGCCGAAGGTTCTGAACTACCATGGGTCAGATACTGGGATCACGGCTTCAAAGGCCCAACCGGTCTATGGTATATCGAAAACAGCCTTACATCTATTGGTCAGCCTGATCCAGTTGGAGAACTCAACTCCCGGTTGTGGAATTCTGGCCACGAAGAAGACAAAGAAAAAGCCAGAAGTCAAAAGCGCAGACTCCATTATGTAGTCAACGCATTGGTCGTATCAGACCCTTCTGCTCCACAAAACGAAGGTCGTGTTGTACTCTATAAGTTCGGCAAGAAGATCTTTGACAAGATCACCGATAAGATGCAGCCTGAATTTGCGGATGAGACACCTGTAAATCCATTTGATATGTGGGAAGGTGCTGACTTTAAATTGAAGATTCGTCAAGTCGAAGGCTATCGTAACTACGATAAGTCAGAGTTTGCATCACAATCTGCTCTCTTTGATGGAGACGAAACAAGGCTTGAAGAGACTTACAATAAGCTGCATAACTTGTCAGAATTTGCAGATCCAAAGAACTATAAGACTTATGATGAGTTAAAAGCAAAACTTGCACGAGTTCTTGGTGAAGAAGCTGTAAATGGAGGTGCACCTCAAATGTCTCAGATGGCTCAGATGAATGAGCCAATGGCAGCTCCAGCTATGCCCGTAACAGAAGCTACACAGCCTGTTACAGCTGCTGAGATGAGCAGTCAAGACGACGATGATACGATGTCATACTTTGCTAAACTGGCAAACGACGACTAATCTCTTGCAAACACTGGTGGTTCGGTGACGCCAATCAGGCCGCCACCGACCACTGTTGTTTCATTTCCACCCATAATATTATAACTATCACCACCGATAGCTACACCTCCAGCACCCATCATATTATCATAACCAGAAGTCGTAGTTGATTGTAGGTTATTTGCTGTTTGAGGTTGAAGCTTCGAAGCACTCATGATTGGATCTTGATATCCAGTCGATGCATTATCTAAGTTCATGCCGACACTAGTATCAGTTGGTGTTGGAGCTCCGATACCATTAAGCATATCATTTACCCAACCAAATCCATAGCCAAATGAATCGACCTTTTGACCTAGCATAAACTGTGCTAAGCCTTTACCTACAGCGCCAGCGCCTAAATAACCAGCTATACCACCAAGAGCACCGCCTATCAGTGTACCTGGACCTGGGAATACACTACCTAATGCAGCACCCAACATCGCTCCACCACCAGAACCAAGGACTGCAGATATTACTCCAGCTAAAGGAGCTATTTTACTTTCCATTGAACCAGGGGCGTTAAGGATACTATAGATGTCATAAGCACCAAATAAGTAACCTATACCAGGTGCACGTAAGAACTTAGCAATGCGAGGAAATTTATTTGATGTAGCGGCATTTGTAACGGCCGTATTAAGTCTTTCATTTTTTACTATTTGATTTGTCTTTTTATCTAGGATAGCACCATCTTTGGCCTTATATAAACCTTCTGCAGCAAGTTGTTTAGATGATAGTTTGCCTGCTTGTTTAGTTAATTGTCCTCGATCAAGCGTGGTCTTCGTTGCTGCTGTTACTCCTGCAGCTCCTACACCAGGAGGAGCTAATGATTCTGCAGCCTTACTTAATCCTGATAATGCGAGGGCACCAGCACCAAGTTTGGCTATCGTCTTTGTTAGTATTCTGAGTGTTCCACCTGGTTTGATCATTAGCGCTAATGCACCAAACGTGATGGCCATGTCATCTAAGTTTTTATAGAAATCTTCACTTGTGACTTCGCCTCGTAATAGAGCATTTAATCCTGTAAATGAATCACCGACAATGTTATTGATCTTTGCAACTATCTCATCAGTAGTAGGGATTAAACCTTCTACACCAAATACACCGTCAAACCATGTTGAAAACTTTCCCCATCCAATTTCGAATGACTCAACCAGTTTTGTTAACTGTTCTTCTGTAGCTTTTATGTTTTCAGGTGTAGCTAATGCACCACCAATCAAACCGATAGCACCGAGGCGTTTGCCAAATATGCGTAAGATACCATAACCAGTCAGTCCACGTCCAACAGCATTTGTTACTTCTTCACTAAATCCCTGTGATTGAAGATAGTCTGCTACTGCTTCTGCCATGATGAAGGCTAATCCACCACGTAAGAGTCCACCAACTAAGCCTTTACCAAGCAATGCACCCATACCAGGAATACCGAGACCCATGAGTGTATTTTCCATGCTACCGAATAGGTTACCACCTGTCTTCGGTCTGGCTGCAGCTTGCCGTTCACGAGACTTTTCGAGTCTTTCTTCGGCCTGTGTTTCTAACTCATCGGTCTCATTACTCTCGAGCTTAATCAAGAAGTTTGAAAAGTTATTATTCAAGGCTTGTAGCTGAGAGTTATTCTCACGCATCACTTGACCCTGATCTTTGAGCTCTTCATTCTGATCGTTGAGTTGGGCTGCTACTTCTTTAAGACTCATGTTATCCTCGTGCTTGTTGCGCCTGGATTTCTTTCTCTTTCAAATAATCTAGTAACATGTTCACGTATATCTCCCTCTCCCAGGGAATCATTGTATCGAGTTCTGTCAAAGAGTAACTAAAATGTTGAATCAATTGAAAGTTCGTACGATAATAGTTCTCTAGTGTCTCATGAGAGAGGTTGATTAGAAAAAATCCTCCAGTCCTTTCAGCTGTCTTTCGTTATGGTGATTACATTCAGTACAATAAAAATCAACGTCTTGTTTGATCGAAGGCATGTTCTCTAAGTAACCTGTCAACTTCTCAAACTGTGTAGTCGTAAGTGAATCGATAAAGGCTTTTACCTCATCACGTGGTTCATCACGAATTGCAATCACTTCATCTTCTGTTGCGACTGTATCAATACAATTAATCAATAACTCCATCATCACTTCGGTTTGTGGTGTATCATCGGTAATGACATTTTGTAAAAAGTAATCATAACTTGGATGCTTCATCTTTACAGTAATGTCATCAGTCAACTTAATCTCATTCTCTTGTATAGTACCTTCGACCTTAATATCATCAAGACGAATGTGTACCTCGTTATCTACAGAGCAATTAGAGCACTGCATCATCAACTGTGAAGATTCTCCTACAGACTTTGTACGAATCATAGTAAACATATAGTCTACGTCATATGTGGTTAACTCGTTGATGTTTACATTTTCAACACATGAGTTAATAGTATCCATGATCGCCCGTAACACGGACTTTTTATCTTGTGACTCTCCAGCTAAAAGTAGTACCTTCTGTTCTTTAACCAGAAACGGACGATACCTGACTTCTTTCTGTGTTGAAGGTATGACTAAATCATATTGTGGAGAATCATTCAATTTTGGTAATGCCATTTATCACTCCTAGAATATATTACCTAGTCCTGTACTCGCAGATATCCAACCTTGGCTACTAACATTTGGCTGCCATTCGGTATACGATAATTGAACAGTAACTTGTACAAGACCATCAAGCTCATTGTTTAATTCAATAGAATTTACTGATGTCGGGAATGCTTCAAGCAATTTGACACCATAGACTGTGTTTCCTCCAAGCCCAATATTTACATTTAGTGGACCAAGACTTACGTTTTTATTAATGATTGGTTTTCTTAGTTGGTGTATTTCAACAGTTGCAGCATATTCACTCTTATACTTCGCTTCGTAAGTATTATTATTGTAAACGTAATTTCTCCAACTATCGAAGTATTCAACAACTCCATAATCGTTCATGACATAAAATGTCATGCTTACATCTGGATTGGCATAACCATAGGCTATCTTCTCATTGACCATACCAATCTGTCTATCAGATGTTAATATTTGTTTTCCAGGCAATTCAGCACTAGCACATAATAGGTTTAACGAATTACCTCCGAGTAATCCACCTAAAAATCCTGATATTTGACCTGGTAACACGACTAAAAATTGGTTACTTCGAGCGAAACCAAGTTTGATCGATGCTAATGATTTGAGTTGATCGATTGTTGCCATTAAACCATCCGCCTTGAATCTCTATAAACTTGTGCTTTCGTTCCCTTTTCAAAGTCAGCTGTAGGCAAGAAAGTTGCAATCTCCCATTCAGGAGCATTTACCCTTGCCATCCTACTCTTAACGTGCTGTGTCAAATAGTGCTTGTAACAAGGCTTGAAGTACCTTAAGTTAGATACACGCTTTAACAAACTATAGTTAACATTAAACCTTGTTGATTCATCATATGCTTTATTATTCAAATTATTTAAAAGTTCATCAAGTAATTTAGCTCGTAGTATAGGAGGTAGATAATGTAAGTTGAGACCATAAAACCCTTTTGGTGCTGGTCCAACAATGATCACGAGTGGAAACCTATCATAGTAAGGAAGTTTATCTTTATGCTTTGGATCATAGAAGAACATGTTCATTGAACCGATGAGAGGGTTCTGTCTGTTCACTAATCGAACATCTTCATCTTGTAATAGCTCTCTACGATTAACACGTCTTAGCTCTTGAGATTTGCGTCTGAACCAATCGCGTGACTGTTTTGTGCGTGGATTAATTCCAGCTCTAAATGCATCAATAGTTAGCTTTTGAAATAAACTTGCCATACGTCTATTTATAACTATTTTTTACGTTTTCTGTATGGCTTCAGCGGCTTAAGAGGCTTAATAGCTTTCAATATCTTCATTTCTCGTAGAGTCTTCTCAGTCCAGATTTGGAATTCCCATCCTCGATCCTTAGCATAACTATTCGCCGCTTCCCACTTATTCATGTTCTTAACATATGTCATCGCTTCGCCGATATATCTTTTTGATTTATCGGGTCGTTTAGGTGGTTCAGTCTCTTTGTCTGGCTTGATTTCAATTAAAACAGTCCTACCATCATTATAGTGTATTAGTAAATCTACATAGTACCGATGATATTTCTTATCGATATCCCATTTATAAGGCACGACTATTTCTTCTGATGACCAATACTTGATATCAGGGTTTCTATCACACCATGCAAAACAAGCTCTTTCCCATGAAGATCGATACGTGACCTTATCTGGGTCTCCCTTGTATTTGCTTATCTTCTTTACTTTGTATTTTCCAGAATATGCCATTTTTAGATATAAATAGGTTTACAGATTTTTATTTATAAGGAAAATGGTATGCCACCTTACGCTGGAAGAAACTTAAATCCTCGACAGACACCACAGCATGGCTATGATGAAGTTCCAGGTACTTCAACAGGAGCAAGTGATAATAATACTGTAACCACCGTTTATAATAAAAAGACTAGCTCAGAAGCAAAGCCATCTGTTAGTAAACCAGTAAGTCTTCGATATCCACTTGAAAATCAAGATAGATACGCTGCATCAATAAAATTTGAAGTGCATACAGTAAACCCATATATGATTAATCAATCAGGTGCTGAAAGCCTACTCAATCAGAGATTTTTGGCCCAAATGACTGGCGCTGCTACTAGCGGTGTTTCTGAATCTCAAGCGCAAGTAGATCAAAAAGATAAAGATCAAGCTGCACATGATGCTGCGATAGCAAAAGCTAAAAAAGACAATCTCGAGGCTCAAAGATCTGGAAGTATAACAAACAGAGATTTAGGCATGACTACCAAGCCTCTCAATCGTGTGGCTAAACTGTATTTTCCTTTGGCTGTACAATCACAAGATAACGCACAATACACAGAAGCAAATCTAGGACCAGGAGGTGCAACTGCATTAGGTGCTATGAGAGATGGTAGCGGTATAATGAGCTCTTTATATCGTGGTTCTACAGAAGGCTTGGTTGATGTTTTTAATCTTGTAAAAGGACAAGCTAGTCAAGAAGCTGCTCAACTAGCAGCAGCTCGAATTGTGCAAAAGTTTCAAGGTACTGGTTTAGGTCAAGCAGCACAGATTGGCTTGCAGGTCAGGATTAATCCAAATAGTCGTACTATGTTTCAAGGTGTAACTATCCGTCAGTTTTCTTTCTTATTTAAATTTATAGCGAAGTCGGCTAATGAAGCAGAAGAAATCAGGCAGCTGATTAAATTATTTAGAAGTGAATTATATCCAGAATCATTGGGTAGTAGATTAGGCTTACCACTTGGCTATAAGTTCCCTAATCTATTTAAGATTACATATCAATATAATGATAGAGCAAATCCATATATGCCTCAACCTTTACTGTGTTATCTAAGAGATGTAAATACAACTTATAATCCACAGTCTATGAGTTGGCATGAAGATGGTGCACCAACAGAAATTGATATGACTCTCTCGTTCCAAGAGTTCAGAGGTCTTACGAAGCAAGATATTGAAAGTGGTTCTGATGGAACAATCACATACGGAGGAGCACATTAATGGATTTCTTTAAGTTTTTTCCTCGTACTCTCTACGTATATGGAAATGAAGCAGAAGATATTGGGACTGGAGATGTACAGACACAATTTGTACATGATCTATCAACTTATGTTGAAGTGATCGACCAAGTACGACAAAACTCAGCATTTCATCTTAAGTATTATATACAAGAAAATGAAAGACCAGATCAAGTATCGTATAAACTATATGGAAACACTAATTTTCATTGGACTTTCTTCATGATGAACGAAAACTTGAGATCTCAAGGTTGGCCATTAAGTAATATCGAACTTGAAAAAAGGATACACAAAGACTTTCCACATCTCGTCTTTACAACAAATACTGATTTGACGAATCACTTTTTACCAGGTCAAATTGTAGTTGGTTCGACGTCAAATGCCCGAGCTAGAGTTTTAAGGCGTAATCTCGATCTTGGTCAGATCATCGTTGAACCACTTAAAAACTTAGTGAATGTAAATGCTAAGTTTACAGTGAACAGATCAGAGTTTGTTACTTCGAAGTCAGTAAATGCTATACAAACACAAACAGCATTTTTTGATATTACAAATGAATATGAGTCTGTACGATATTATACAAATTCTTCGGGTCGTATTGTTGATATTGATCCTTCGCAAGCACAAAATCTATCAGCCACATACATACCTGTCACACAAGAGGAATTCTATCATAAAGAGAATGATACACTAAAGGAAATTAATGTTATCAAGCCTGAACTGATAGGAGAAGTCACCGCAGCTTATAAGCAAGCGTTGAGTAAATAATGGAAAAGAATATACAAAACGACATCCACTCTTCGGGGTTTGTACTCGAGTCTGTAGAAATCAATTCATCTCGTATGATTGAACCAATCAATATGAGAGACGTGATTACAGACATTCAAATATATGAGCATATCGATAGAGCCTATCTAACTGGAGAGATGCGTTTTGTGGATTCAATGCGAGTAGCAGATCGTATGGATTTTCAAGGTGCTGAGACTGTTACTATACGAATTAAGAGAAGTTTAGAATCTCCAGTTTATGAAAAGGTTTTCGTCTTAGATTCTATCATTGATGCTAAGAAGACAAATAAAGGTACTGAAGTTTTTACGGTACACTTGATAGAAGAAATTGCCTTTAAGTCAAACTTATACAATGTAAATAGAGCATACACTGGAAGCCCATCAAATATAATTGGCAAACTACTCAAAGAATTCTTAGATAAAGATATTTCTGTATTAAACGAAGAAGAAGTCCAGCAAAATATCAGATTAATTATACCGAACATGAACGTCATGGAAGCCATTGAGTGGATAAGAGATAGGGCAACTACGAATGAAGGTTTCCCATTCTTTTGTTTTTCTACATTTGCGAGTGATCGTGTTGGATTTGTTGATCTTGAAACGATCATGAAACAAAGCCCAGTAAATGAATCTAATCCACTCATCTACTCTCCTTCTAATACCATTACAGAAGGTAACTCACGGCTTTTTAATATTACCAATTATAACTATCGTAATCAAGAGAATATGTTTAGTCTAATCGATAAGGGACTAATCGGATCAACTTATACTTTCTATGACATATTAAATTCTACTTATCATACCGAAAAGTTTAACGTAGTAAAAGACGTTGGTGAAAAAGTAACACAACTCAATAAAAGACAAACAAACTTTAACGTTGCCGAAGATTTTAACTTTGATGATTTGAATTTACAAGAGCATGACTCTAGACATATACATCGTATTGGAGCAGTCGGTCCATATCGTACTCGGACTGGAGGGTTCAATTCACTTGATGAAACAGACGCTCTTACTGACTATAGAAGAAATGTAATCGCTGATGCACTCTTAAACTTAATGCAAAAGAGCCACGTTGCTGTTACTACAGATGGTTCTCAGTTCTTGGCTGGTTCAAACGAGGCAGAGCCTGTACATTATACTATTGGTAATTTAGTCAAGATACTATTTCCAGGAAATTATACAGATACGAACGACGATATGTTGATCGATCCTAAAAAATCTGGAGACTATATGATCTATGCTGCAAAACATACTTTTACTCTTGAGAACTATTTGTTATCGTTTGAACTGACAAAGTTGGCAAATTATAATACAGATGTTTATCCAACTGACACCGCAGGAAATCAATACTCATGATACCTTCAGCAAGAAAAGATTATTATGGTGATGAGACTCGTTGGTTTATTGGCAGAGTTATTAGTGTCAATGATCCTCTTAAGCTTGGCAGGATACAAGTTCGAATATATGGTATTCATCCTAATAGTACAGCAGACGCTGGACAAGGAGATCTTCCATGGGCATCAGTAAATTTACCAGTGACAGAGGGTGGTAGTTCTGGTATTGGAACTGTTGTAGGTATTAAACCGATGGCTCAAGTCTTTGGTTTATTTTTAGATGGTAAGAACTCACAAACTCCACTTATATTAGGCAGCATACCAAAGTTTGAAGTCAAAGAAGATAGGGTAAAACATAATACGTTAAGCGTAGGCGAAGAGAACGAATCTTTAGATCAAGTAAACACACCTACAAGAAAAAATACAATACCAAAGAATGAGATAGATAATGTATATCTTGAAGGGACAACAAACGCAGAAAAGGCCTATAACTATTTTTTAAGGATTGGTTATCCAAGTCATGTGTGCGCTGGTATCGTAGGAAATTTATTGATCGAATCTGGTCCAGATGATATTGATCCAACAAAAGGAAGTCAAGTTCCAGGAGAAGGATCATGGGGCATAGCTCAATGGAATCCTTCGCCAGATGCTGGTGACAGGCTCGGTAACTTGAGAGCCTATTGTTCTAATGCTAACTTGCCTACTGATAGTTTATATTCTCAGCTTTCTTTTATTCGTTACGAGCTTGAAGAAGTACCAGAAGATTTTGGTTATTGGCCGTTAATTGGCTCTCAAGATGTAGAAGAAGCTACGCGTGTATTTGAAAAGAAATACGAAAAACCACAAGAAGGATCTTTTCCTGATCGTTTAGCGAAAGCACGCGAAATCTATGAGGCAATGTCATGACTATTAACAAGGCTCAAATCAATAATGCAGTAAAAGCCATACCTACCGATGTGCAAGCTGGTCAAAATAGCTATAAGATACAAGAACAACAAGCAAATCATATTGCTATGAAAGGTGCAGTACAAACTACTCCTGGAGGTGTAGTTGCAGGGTTTAAGGTTTTAGGTAGTGATCCAATCGAAGGATCTGTAACTATCGATGGACCTCAAGCTTGTATAGCTACTGACTCAATCGATGGTGTTAAAAAGTCTGCTTCACAAACTACTAATATCAATTTGTTAAGTCGTAAAGCTGCAGATGGTTCTCTTAGTATAGCAGTTACACAATCTACGCCAGATGGTATGAAAAAAACCATGGAAGCTACATTAAAGTCGTCTCCTACTTCAATCGATGCCACTATTAGTTCATCTTCACCTTTACCAAATACTGCAACAAAAGCTAAAACCATTGATATAAAGAGCGAGTTGAAAAAAGTAAATACTGACTTTACACAAAAACAAACGACTAAATTAAAAAATCCTATTGGATCTAACTTTGCAAACGCGGCTCCAGGATTTTCATTTGCAAATATAGTTGGTACTATCGCTTCTATCGTTACAGGTGGCAATCCTATGTCTTCTGTAGGAAATGTTATTAATGACTTGACTTCATTTGCTACAGATCCAGTGAGTGGTCAAAAAGTTTATACTCCTATCATCACTAATACTGGTAATACAAACTTATCTCAGACTGTGACTAAAGGATTACCAAATAACCAACAGATCAAACCCACGAGATCTCCATTTGATATGAAAAGTAATTATAAACAGTGGGATGGTTGGTACACTATAGGTATGGAAACCGCTTCGACGTCTGGTGCGTTATACGTCTTTGAACAGATAACTTCGGCCGAAGAATGGGAAACAGATTTAATCAATGGTTTGGCAGCTCGAGATATTACGACAATGTCTGTTCAATGGACTCGAACTCCATCAGATTGGAGCGCTACTATTCCAGAAATACAAGGCATAGTTACAACAAGACAAGACAAAAAGTATGGCAGAAAAAAAATCAATGCAAACCCCAAGGCTTATGGATTACCAGTAAATTACGTAATTAAACAAGATGGTTCTGTTTATAGAGGCAGACCTATTACAGAGCCAGTCTTTGAAGAAGACAGCAGAGCAGGTCCAATCGTAAGTGTGTTATTTGTTGCTGGATCTACAGAACCAATTGGTAATCCTGATTGGCTAAAATACTTAAGTAAAGCATCTATTAGTTCAGAGCAATTTAAGTCATTAGATATTGGCATACAATCATTTTTAAAGTTAGTCCCAGGTGGAGAATTTGTAACTGGATCAGAGCTAACTGGTAAAAGCAACACAGGTCCAGGGTTTGATATACGAGAATATGTACGAACAAAGTTTGGTAAAGAAAGTGTATATAGAGATTTTGATGATGTAGAAGTAAAATCATCTTCAGAATTGGCAGAGTTACCTACAGCGACAGCAGTAAAGGTAGAAGCTGACCCAAGTGAAGCTAAGAGTGTATCAGATATTAAAAAGAGTAGTGAAAAGTTCAATGAGCTAGACGTTAATACTGGTAAGAAAAAAACATTTAGCTCCGCAGAATTGACAACAAAATCCACTGGATTTGCCAATGCTGCAAGCAATATCACGAGTAGTATCGGTGCACAGAACTCTTCTATACTGAGCAATCTTGTTGATGTTGCAAAAGCAGTAACAAAGCCAATCACAAGTTTACTTAATAGAGAAACTGAACTAACTGATGATATTAAGTCTGCACAAGGAACTCGACAAGATCTCATTGAGCGAGGATACAAATATGATAAAGATAAAGGGACGTATGTATAATGTCAACCGATGATCTAAACAATATTGAAGATAATATCTCTCCTCCTCCACGATCAGGGTTTTATGATCCTCGAGGAGAGTTTCCACGTAGAGATTATATAGACGTTCAATCTACGAATAAAGCTGAGAGAGGTGTATACAGAAATGAGTTACATATCGGCGGTGGGCATGTAGCTCTGAATCTCGATATTAAACCATTGATGCCAACTAAGTATCCTTTAGCTCAAATCAGAGAAACAATATCAGGACATGTAATTGAAACAGACGATACTTCTGGTTCTGAACGCGTCTTGATTAAACACCGTACAGGCGCGGGTATAGACCTCAGGCCTGATGGTTCTGTTATTATCAATGCACGTAATAATACTGTACGCGTCACAGCAGGTGATGAAAAGGTAATCGTAGAAGGCAACGGTGAATTAGTATACAACGGTAATATGAAGCTTTCGGTATCTGGTAACTTAGATATTAATGTAGGCGGTGATTTTAATGTTACAACAGGCGGAGATAAGAAAGAAACCATAAAGGGAAGTACAAAATACGATGTGACAGGAAGTCAAACTACTACCATTGGTCACAATATGACAAGTAACGTTGGCGATAATCGTAGTGACGTCACATTTGGTTTTCAAAGTAATATCGTCAAGGGGAACTGGGATCAATTCATCGAAGGCGATGGAAGTATATTTGTAGGGTATAAAGATCCTGATGATGGCACTGGTAAAAAAGTCGGCACTCTAATGATGACAGGTGCACGTGATGTTGTGATGTCTTCTCAAGAAATCAACATGAACGGAGAGAAGATCGTAGCTACTGCAGATAGTGGTACATTTGGTGGTGAGAACGTTATCATGTACAACTATAACATGTATACTGGACATTCTATTGAAGCAGTTGATACTATCACAACTAATACTGCATATACTGATCGAGTTAACGCAACCTCTATGCACGCTACTACTTTTCATGGTGATCTTACTGGAAGAGCAGATGAAGCAATCGCATCGGACACCGCAATCTATGCTTCATACGGAGGTGGACCTGGCGGGCCGGCTGGATGGACTAATACAAATACAACACATACTGCAGAGCCAGTTGATCCGAAGGCTACATTTAAACAAGACAATACAAACATACGAGACTTGTTACATAATCAATTCCTCGGTACTCGTAGCGTGTCTGTGAATGAAGCACTAAAAGATGCATTTAGGAAAGAAAACGATTATAATAATATAGCTGAACGTAAGCTTACTCCGGCTGAAGTAAGAGCTAAATTACGAGATCCAATTACATTAAGTAATCAAGACTTTATTACTGAGCAGCAATTAGAAAATAAACTTGGTACTGATTTTAATACTATTACACCACCAAATGGCTATGGTAGAATAGAGAATAAGAGTCAAACTCCAAAACGTGGTACACAGATATTGCCAGGTGCAGGCGGCGGCACGAATAAGAGGTTCACATGATATTTCAAGTAGATAATGCATTTAATCCTGAAAGAAATACACCTATTACCAATAAAACGAAATTGGGTAAAGGTGTTACTATGGCTAAATTTCTTGGTGGTTATGGCAATGCTTCTAACTTTAATCATATAACTGATGATAATGAAAAGATAATCATCGCAAAGCAATATTGTTTGCATGCTGCAGCTATGAAAACCATAGCAGAAAATGAAGGACAGTTTAAAGACTATCGCCTTTTAGTCACCGAAGGTCTATACAAAAAATATGCTGGTGAAGAACTACAAATCGATAGTATTAATTTTTTAAAGTCAAAGGGAAGAGCAGTCGTTTATGAGCTGAGAGATATGTACGGAAATATAGCTCATGAAAAAACGTTTGACTTAGCACTTTATTGGAAAGATAATATCCAATTCGAAAAGATGATATTGTCTTATGACACATATTCTCCTACAGGAAATCTTCATGCCGAAATCATACTTGTAATGCCTCGTATCGTTCCTCCGTGGGAAGTAAGTTATCAAAATAAGATTGAAACAACATTTAATAATCACACTCAATCGCAAGGCGAGCTCGTAGAAATCCTGAAAAGCGTATAAATAGTGTAAGAGGTTAAAATGGTACAAAGAGCATTTTCTACACAAGACGGTAACTTAAGTAAAAAGACCATACAAAGTGCAGTTTCTCGAGATTATTTGGATATCGATTTACTTTTTGCAAAAAGACCGTCAGGTGATTTATATAAAAAGAAACAAGCTGCAGCCGTCAAACAGGCTGTAAAGAACTTGCTTTTGACATCAGATACAGAAAAGCCATTTAATCCAACATTTGGGGCTAATTTAAATAGTGCACTCTTTGATCTCGATACAAATTACGATGCTCGTGAAATTTCAGATCAAATCGCAAATGCGATATCTATACATGAACCGAGAGCAAATGTATTGAGTGTATCAGTAGAATCAATACCAGATCGAAACGAATTAAGAGCAACGGTTGAATTTGAAGTTATTAATATTGGAGAAGTCGTAACGCTCGAAATAAACATAGCGAGACTAAGATAATGTCAACAACGATTAAGTCATCTGATCTAGATTTTAATGCTATTAAATCTAACTTAAAGAATTACTTTAAGGCTACTGATGAATTTAAAGACTATGATTTTGAAGCATCAGGCTTATCAAATATCCTTGATGTATTAGCATATAATACACACATCAATGGACTAACAGCCAACTATGCATTAAATGAATCATTTCTCAGTACTGCTCAACTACGTAGCTCTGTTGTTTCCCATGCAAACACATTAGGATACGATGTGCGATCAATGACTGGTGCAGTTGGTTACGTAAACCTATCTGTTAACCTTTCAGTAGTTTCAAATCGACCAGTTACCGTAGAGTTAGCAAAAGGCACACAGTTTACTGGTTCAGTAGATGGAGTATCTTATACGTTTAGAACAACAGAAACATATTTTGGTAGAGATAATGGATTTGGTGTTTATGACTTTAAAACTTCGGCTGGTTCGAGTGACATACCAATTACTGAAGGTACAGAAAGAGTAAAGACTTTCTTAGCAGGTGATAAAAGCGAAAGAACGATCTACGTAATACCAGACACAAACATGGATAAGTCGACAGCAGTTGTAAGAGTTTATGATACTGCGACTTCATCTGCATTTACGTCATATGCTCCACTGAAGACAGCTGTTCAGGTAGATGCTGATTCAACATTCTTCACTCTTCATGAAGCACCAAATGGTTATTATGAACTGAACTTCGGTGATGGTATTTCTTTTGGTAAATCTCCTGAACCTGGAAATAAAATTGACGTTACGTATCTCACAACAGTTGGCCCTCAAGCTAATGACGCAGGAAGCTTTAGTGCTAATTCACCGATATCAGTTAACGGGCAAAACTATACACTTCTTGTTACGACAGCTGCCAACTCGGCTGGAGGTGCAGATAAACAAACCGTAGAATCAGTAAAACAGTTAGCTCCATATGCTTATGCATCTCAACAAAGACTAGTGACATCTCTTGATTATAAGTCAACTATATTGAGTAATTATACTGCAGTTGAGGATTGTGCAGTTTGGAGCGGAGATCAAAATATACCGATCGACTATGGCCGTGTATATGTATCTCTTAAGTTTGATCCAAATACAACAGCTGCTTCTCAGGCTGCAATAAAAGATTCAATCGTAAATAACTTTACACAGAATTTGGCCGTAATGTCGATTGAAACTAAATTTACTGATCCGGTTGAAACATTTATTGAGCTGACAACAAACTTTCAATTTGATCCAGCTCTTACAGGAAGTACTCTTTATAGTACAGAAGCCGAGATCTTTAACTTTAAAAAATCCTATTTTAAGAATAATCTAGGAAAATTTGATACAGTATACCGTCGATCAAATCTCTTGACAGAACTTGATGCTCTGAGTCCTGCTATCTTATCAACTAAACAAGACGTGAAAGCTCAGTTACGTTTTGAACCAACAGTTGGCGTAAGTACTGATCATAAGCTATCATTCCCTATGAAGATCGCTGCACCTGATGACGTACAACCTATAGTGACATCAACCACTTTCCAATATTTAGGAAAAGTAGCATTAATCAAAAATAAACTTGAAAGCAGTATTCTACAGATTTATGACTTAAATGGTAATGTACTGTTAGATAATGTTGGAGAATATAGAGCACAAGAGGGTATTGTGGATATCGTTGCTATAAATCCTCAAGCCCTTCTCTTTGGTGTAAATTATATTAAAGTGAGTGTTGTTCCAGAGAATCAAAGCTTAATCAAACCTCTACGTAATTATATCTTATCGTTGGATGAAGACTTAACTTCAGCGACAGCTATCATCGACAGACAGACAACTACATTGGAAATTGATGTATAATGGCACACCGCGTTGGATCATCTGAAACACTGAAGGACTATAATACTCTTAAGCCTAATATGCGTAAGAGTATTGTACAAGAAGCTTTACCTGAACACTACAGGGAAGATTATCCAAATCTAGTTGAATTTCTCGAAGGATACTATGACTTTTTAGATTCTGATCAATCTTTCGGCGGTATTATCAATGAACTACAAACAGTAAGAGATGTAGAAGATACAAAATTATCAGAACTAGATTATATCTTTGGTGAGCTAGCTCTTGGAGTATCGAACGACCAATTCAAAATACCACGTGAAGCTATACGAAACTTTGGTAATTTCTTTCGCGTAAAGGGCTCACTCTTTTCAGGCGAAGGTTTCTTTCGAGGTTTCTTTGATGAAGATGTAGAGATATCATATCCCAAGAAAAAGATCTTTACGATTGGTGGTCCACAGATTGGACCTAACCATGGTTACGTTACTCAAAACGCAGCGCGCTTCCAAGTATTTTCTTTATTCATTAAATCTCCACTTTCTATATCAGCGTGGGAAGAATTGTGGAGAAAGTTTGTACACCCGTCTGGTTTTTATCTCAGCGCAGAAGTTTTACTCGAAGGCACAGATGGTATTACAATTAAGACAGACGAGTCTGTTCCAGATCCATTTAAGAATATCTTCTTCGTAGCTGATATAGCTTCAATCACAAGATCTGCTGAAGGTGAAGTATCACATCTAAATGATTATTGGGCAAATAGTTATCTATCACCTGGTGGTCATATTAATGAACCACAATATCGCACAAATCCATATCGCTTGATAGGATATTGGGCAGATTCGGATCAAGCAGCAGGTGTTGGAAGTAGACTCTATGCTAGCATTAACGATGTTATAACTGAGTATAAAGATCTAAAAGAATGGGCAGATTGGGGTATTACATACGATAATACACTCGACTCAAACGCGACAGCTATTACATTCGATAATACATATGAACGTTATGATATGAGGAATTTCCAAACATATCGTTCTGACCAAGGACAATTTGTGGCTCCTGGTTACATAAAGCAAGGCTATATCTTAAATAGTCCATAAAAACTGTTATAAATAAGACCAAATACATATTAGGATAGAACATGGCAAGACAAATTATTGGAGTTGGCACAGCAGGTAATGACGGTACAGGCGATGACCTCAGAACTGGTGCTAATAAGATAAACCAAAACTTCCAAGATTTATACTCTCAGATGACAGCTTTGAGCTTGAGTCTGAGTCTTTCAGCGACAAACTCTAATGGTATTGGTTTTGGTTTTGATGGGGTTCTTTTTGATGGAGCTACAAAAGACTCGTTTAATACTGTTACTCGTCTTATTCCTACAGACCCTACACAAATTAATATTCAAAGTATGCAAGACAGTTCAGGTGTCTTGGCATTCTTAAGTGATATCACTCGTATTATTAATAAGCAACACATTTTAGGTATCAAAGGAAGCGGGACAAGTTTACTTGATTCGGCCGCGGCAATCGATGCTATGTTTGCTGAAGGTTTCCTCGATTCTGCACGTGCTGTGCGTATCTCACTTGATTCTGCCGATGTCACATCTTATATCGATGCAGCATATGTCCAAGCACGGCAAACACATTATCTTGATTCTAACGCAGCTTTGAATTTCTTGATGTCAGCGCAGCAAGTCGATAGCGCCTTTGATTCAAATATCGCATCAAGAGATAGTGATATCGCAAAACTACAAGCTGATGTTCTAGCCACATCCACTGCATTTACAGATGACATTCAAGAATCTGCAAATGCGATCAATATCTATTATACTACAGCTAGACATGATTCTGATACACTCGTCTTAGTCGACTCAGCATACGTAAATGCACGTGTCGCTGATGCACCAAATGCACTTGACTCGGCCGAAGGCCAAGCAATGATCGAGTCAAACCTGGGTGCAGTAAATCAAGACTTAGTGCCATTACTTGATTCTGTATACGATCTTGGTTCGCCAACTAAGAAGTGGAAAGACCTACACTTAAGTGGTAATACGATCTTCCTCGGTGGTGGTACTATATCATTTGATAACAATGAATACACATTTGGCAATGGATCGTTAAAGTCAGAACAAGCCATCTCAATGGATTCTGGCCAAAGATTATTCTTCGCTGCCAGTGGCGCAAACATCACACACTCGCAGGATCCACAATCTAATTCATTGATGGTGAATGCGAATACAGTCACACTACGTACTACCGATGATGCTAAACCTGGTTGGTATATCAAGACTAACTCACCATCAAACGGTGCTTTCTCTGTCATGGGTAATGCTGGCTTGATTATGTTGCCGCATAACACGAATACTAATCGTACACAGTATAGCACAAATGCATTCTATGATGATGACTATCGTAAAGGTGCCATTCATTATTCAACTACAGACAATCGTGTTGAGATGTCTGATTCTGATGGTTGGTTCCCAGTTTATCGCAATAACGCAGCAGTAGCATACTTTACATTCGGTCTTGATGCTGCCACATCGGGTGCATCTAATCAAGATCTGTTTACTACCAATGGCGCATCACCTACTAACGGCTATGTAATGCCAGTCGATGGTGCGGTGACAAATATCACTGCGCGCTTTACATCTAGTTCATATGGTGGATCTTCATCTACCTTCTTGCTTGACATTGATGTGAATGGTACTACTATACAGTCAAGATCAATAGAAGTAACAGGAAATGGTACTCAAACCATGAATACTACTTGTAACGTTCCTTATAACTCGGGAGATGCAGTATCAGTAGCTCTAACACAAGATGCGGGTCACACAGCCTCTAACACCGCAGTAATACTTAGGATTCAGGAAGACTAATCATGCCAGCAATTGTAACCGACTCACTCCGAACCCTTCTTGCTCGTCAGTTCTTTGATAATTTTGTCAATGCGACTGCACGATATTATATTGGTATCGGGAGATCAGAAGTATGGGATAGTTCTGATACGGTACCTACTCCTACCAATACTCCTACTGCAATCTCAGGTGCAAGGAATCAAATGCAATCAGTGAAGAAAGTACAGGCTACTTCACTTGTTGTACCACGATATAATTGGTCAAGTGGTACTATCTACTCACAATATGATAATACTGTTTCTGGTTATCCTACACAACCATATTATGTGATGAACGATAATAATAACGTGTATATTTGTCTAGAGACTGGGCGCAATAATAATGGTGTTGCTGTTCCTTCAACTATCGAACCAACATCAGCAAATAATCATTCTTTCAGATCGAGTGATGGTTATGTTTGGAAGTTCTTATTTACGGTAAGTGCAGAACGCGCCAATAACTTTATGTCATCAAATTATATGCCTGTAAAGAAGCAAGCTGCTACAGACTCAAACTCAACTGGAATACAATTAAAACAAAAAGAGATTCAAGATACTGCTATTTCTGGTGCAGTTACTTCAGTAGTAATTACTAATGTTGGCTCAGGATATACTTCTAATCCTACAGTTACTATTTCAGGTACCGGTACAGGAGCAAAAGCGCATGCACGCATTGACTCTGCAACAGGAACACTTGCAACGATTAAGATGCACGATTCTGGTACATCACAAATATTGGGTAGCGGTTATACAGTAGCACAAGTTAAATTAACAGGCGGTGGTGCTGGTGCAGTTCAAGGTACAGCGCGACCAGTCCTTGGACCAGATTCTGGAATTGGTGCTGATGCTCGAGTAGATTTGAAGTCTGGTGCCATCATGTTCCACACACGTATTGAAGGAACAGACAGTAACTTTATTGTCGGTCAAGATTTCAGACAAGTCACACTCATTAAAGATATCAAAGATAGCTCAGGATCTGTTTACACAGAAACGACTGGCAGTGTATTGAAGCGTATGACTCTCAGCACTATCGTGACTTCATTTACTCGCGATAAAAAGATTCGAGGCACTACGACTCTTGCAGAAGCATATATCGATGATATTGATTCAAACGTAATTTATTATCACCAAACTGATAGTACAGGATTTACTGCATTCCAAGATGGAGAGGCTTTGAGTGAAGCAAATGGTGCTGGTTCAGGTATTATTGATTCGGCTCTCATACCTCCTCCTGTAGATCCGAACACTGGTGACATATTATACATAGACAATAGAGCACCTGTACTCAGGTCAGCTGTACAATCTGAAGATGTTAAAATCATTCTACAGTTCTAAGGATTAATCATGCCGCTAAATTTTAACGATACTACCTTTAATACAAGATACAGGGACGATTTCACCGATAGTGACGGTTATTATCGTATCCTGTTTAATAGTGGTAAAGCTCTGCAAGCACGTGAACTTACGCAGATGCAAACTATCATTCAAAATCAAATCGAAAGATTTGGTAATGGCTTGTTAAAAGAGGGTGCAGTCGTAAAAGCTGGTGGTTTAACAGTCGATAATGCGTATGAGTTTGTAAAACTAGATCCTACTTCTACAAGTACTACTGCAACTGTCGGATCTATATTAACTGGTGCTACGTCAGGAGTAACAGGTGTAGTTTTAGCCGTTGAGGCTGCATCAGGAAGTGATCCAGCAACAATCTTTGTGCGCTATAATAATACTACAAATATTGCATTGGCTTCTACTTCACCTCGATTTACACCAGGAGAAAGTTTAGGCAGTGGACTTATAGTTCAGATAATTGACACTACTGCTAATCCAGCTGTAGGACGTGGTACTCTTGTAACTGCAGGTGAGTCAATTTTCTTTAGTCAAGGTTTATTCGTTTGGACAGAAGAGCAAACCCTAATACTTGATAAGTACAGTGATATTGCTAACGGAGAAGTAGGATTTCAAATCTTACAAGATATCATTACAGTAAATGATACAAATAAACTCTATGATAATCAAGGCACTAATCCTAACTTAACTGCGCCTGGAGCTGATAGATATCGTGTTAGATTAAAAATTATTGAAAAGTCTGATGTACCTGCAGGCGGAAACTTCTTACACATAGCAACAGTAAAAAATGGTGTTGTTTTTAATGTAGTAGAAGACGCTTATGTTACTCAGTTCAGTATACCTCGTGATCTTTTAGCTTTACGAATAAAGGAAAATTCGGGCGACTACATAGTAAAACCATTTAAGTTATTATTTGAAGATGATTCTGCCAATACTCATCTACTGATGAATGTAAGCGACGGCATTGGGGTAATAGAAGGTTATCGTGTTGCTCGCAATACTCCTACTAAGATAAGAGTGGCAAAACCTACTACTACATATGAAATCACGAATGAAGCTACTGGTATTGACTTTGGTAATTACGTAGAAGTACACAGAGATTCATCTGTAAGTGGTCCAAATACAAATACTATGCAACAATTAAATCTGCGTGACTCTGCAGATTATAATGGTTCTACTATTGGTACTGCAAGAGTAAGAGCAATTACAGATGTTGGTGGTAATAGTTTACGTTACTCTCTATTCGATATTCAAATGAATAGCGGTAATAACTTTCGAGAAGTAAAGAGTATTGGCACAGGATCTGGTCAATATTTTAATCCTCTTCGTCTATCAAATAATACTGTGCTGTCTGATCGTACAAATCACAGCTTGATTTTTCCATTACAAGGTACAAGACCTAGTACAATATCAAACGCATCTTTAACTCACCAATATTATATTTCAGGTACATCATCTGCTGGTGGTCAACTTACGATCGATGTAAGCACCATTGGTACACTCGATAATGCAAATGATTGGATATTCCTCACTCCTACAGGAACTGTTGATAATAGCACTCTCGGCGGATTAAATGTTGGTAGTGGTACAACAACCGTAACTGGTCTTCCTACATCAACAGCTATTAAAGCATATGTTTATGTCCAAGAGCCTTCTGCGATTGTGCGTACGAAGACAAACCAAACTGACACAAGAATTTATAAGACTATTGAAACTGTAAATGGACAACAGCAAATTAACCTCGATGTTCCAGATGTTCATAACATTAAAGCCATCAAATTAACAGATTCAAATGGAATTGATATTGCCGATAGATTTGCGTTAGACGACGGCCGTCGTGATAATATGTATAATTTCTCTCGTCTACTACTTAGACCTGGTGCAACAGCTCCTACAGGAAATGTTTATGTACGTTTTGATTATTTTAGTCACGGTCCAGGTAACTTCTTTGCGGCGAATAGTTATAATGGCGCTGTAAATTACGCTGATATACCAGATTATCGTAATGCAGCTGGCGAACGGATCGACATGCGTGACGTATTAGATTTTCGCCCTGTTTCTAATGATTCTGATGGAAACTTCGCTACTTCAGGTATTTCGTACCTTCCACAACCAGCAACAGTAGTGACATCTGATAACACGTATTACAACGCACAAGCTGGCATACTCTCAATCGACAAAGAAAATAACTTTATAGTAACACTTGGAGATCCTGCGCAGGTTGCGACTGTAGATCAGAGTTCTATCATTGGTTTACCTCTTTATAGGTTTACATTAAATGCTAATACTTTAAATGATAGTGACTTGTCAATTTCAATTATTGATCATAGAAGATATACAATGAAAGATATTGGTATGATCGAAGATCGAATTGATAAGCTAGAAGAAGCAGTAGCACTAAATGCTCTAGAAAATAGTATATTGTCATATCAAGTTTATGATTCAGCTGGACTTGATAGAACAAGAGCAGGTATTTTTGTAGATAATTTCTATGATCATACTCGTATCGATAGATTGCCAGGTGCAGGATACAGAGCATCAATTGATCCTCTAAAAGGCCATATGCGTCCAGGGTTTATAGAAAATAACATACGCTTGATTTACGATTCTGCAGCATCAACAAATACTATCCTAAAGGGTGATAATGTTTACGTAAAGCATGATGAAATAAAATTCTTAGAACAACCATTTGCCTGTTTAGCAACTAAAATTAACCCGTTTACAACATCAACTTATGAAGGTAACGTAGTAGTATCACCAGCATCAGATGAATGGAGAGATATCGAAGTTGCTTCAAAGACAATGATTGATGGTGGTACAAAATTAGCCACAAATAATGCGCTGAACTGGGACAACTGGTCTTGGAATTGGGGTGGAAAAACAGTTGATGAGTTAAAAGTAGGTGATAATACAAATACTATTACGAAAACATCTGGTAGTACAAAGACAAAGACTGTGAATAAAGTAGTTTCAGAGTCTACTTTGTTAGAAGTAATTGGTCAAAGAGTGTTAAATATTGCTTTATTGCCTTATATTAGATCACGTATAGTATCAATCAAGGCACGTGGATTAAGACCAAATACAAACGTTGCGGTATTCTTTGATGGTGATCGCTTAGAAGATTACGTAAGAGAAGCTCCATTTGAAAGATACAGCTCAACGACAAAAGATTACGGTAACACATTAAAGGGTTTATTATCACACCCAGACGGAGCTACTGCTCTTATTACAAATGCAAATGGTGAAGTAGATATCTCGTTTATGATACCGAATAATAGCTCTTATAAATATAGAGCTGGTAGCCATGAAATAAAGATTCTTGATATTACAATAGATAGAGAAGAATTAGCTGGTACTATTGCTAGAGGTGTATACACTGCTCAAGGATATCTCGATACAGTGCACCAAGATATCAAATCAACTCGTGTGTTAGAGGTAGAAGGTTCTAAGACTACAGAAATCATCCATTATTATTCTAGCGGAGGAGACGGCCGCGGCGGCCGCACCAGCAGTGGTGGAGGCGATAATGATTATACGCCTAGTCACTACAGCGATACTGGCGGATATTCAAACAGCGGAAGCAGGGGCCGACAAGATTATGATGGTGGTGGTGATCCGTGGGGTGGCGGCGGCTCAGATTTTGGCGGCGGCCAGTGGACATAGGTAAATAAGGATTAAAAATGGCAGTAAATTCACTCGGTTACGTATCTAGTAAAAATCCTATAGCACAATCGATTTATATCGATGAACCTACAGGCATATTTGTTACTAAGATCAAACTTTTCTTTAAGAGCCGCGTTAATCCAGGTAACGTCTATGTACCTCAAGTTTCGGTGCAGTTAAGACCAATGCGTAATGGAGTTCCATCTATAACAGATATTATTCCTGGGTCAGTAGTATATTTAAACTCAAGTGCTATTAATGTTTCTGCAGATGGCAGTACAGGTACTGATTTTGTCTTTGATGAACCTGTATTTCTTGACGGCTTAAGAGATTACGCAATAGTGTTATATTCTGAAATACCAGATTATGAAGTTTATATTTCAGAAATTGATAAACAAATTATTGGTTCAAACTCTTTACGTGTATCAAAAAATCCTAGTATTGGTAGTTTATTCTATTCACAAAATGGAGCTACATTTACTGCCAATCAAAAACAAGATCTTAAATTCGAATTATATAGAGCAGAATTTAGGCATAAAACTGCGGAAGTAATATTACATAATGCTACACTTCCTCGTCATAAACTTACAAATAATCCTATGCGAGTAGTGAATGGAGCTTCTGAAGTTTATGTTTATCTACCAGGACATGGGTTGACTGTAGGAGATGAAGTTGCTATTACTGGTGCTGTAGGATTTGCTAATATTGCGGCTTCAGCATTGAATGATGACCATACAATTACTAAAGTTGATGCTACAGGATACGAGTTTGATTGTGGTACGAATGCTAATGCAGATGCTTTAGGCGGAGGAAATGCAGTACAATCATTAAGAAATATGCCTTTTTCTGCAATATATCCACATACTCAACTGATGTTACCTGGTGGGACTAGTCAAGGTTCTAGGATAAAAACTTCAACTGGTAAATCCTTTGCTGGCTTAGAAACTCCATATACAAAATCAGCTAACTATAATACTATTGCTTTGAATAATACTAGCTACAATCTTCAAGCCCCGCAGGTCGTCATGGCAGACTCTATCGAATCGGTAGAACTAGCTGGTGGAGTGAAATCCCTTGATTTAAGTATTGAAATGTCATCTAATAATACAATCGTTTCTCCGATTGTTGACTTACAACGTAGTTCAATATCTCTAATTCATAATATGATTGATAAGCAAGATTCTGCTACACGAACTGGTTTTAATACTCCAGTATTCTATGTAGGTGAAGAAGAAAAAATTGCTGGTAGCGCTGCAGCTAAACACATCACTATACCTGTAAAGTTAAGAGAAGACGCCGTAGGATTAAAGGTCATCTTAGCTGCTAATGTGCCTTCTGCTTGTGATTATCAGTTGTTTTATAGAACTACTACTGGTGATGGAGATCTTCGTGAAGAATCATTTATTGAAATTAAACCAGAAACTCAATTTCCTAAAGATGATAATCCTCTAGTATTTAGAGAACACGAATATCTAATTGGTGGCAGAGGCGGACAATTAGATGCGTTTTCGCAGTATCAGTTGAAAATAGTAATGAGATCTACTAATAACGCTCGTGTGCCAGTATTCAAGGACTTAAGAACTATAGCATTAGCAACATGAAGTTATCTAAAATACAAGGCCATGATAACATGGCTATCGATGAAAACGGTGTAATACATAATATAAATAAGAATGAGATTGAAGCTGCACGTGAAAGAAAAAAACTACGTAAGCAGCGAGATGCCGAGTTAGAAGATTTAAAGAAGGACGTGAGCGAGATGAAAGATATGCTCGCTAAAATCATAGAGAGACTATAATGCCAAGAAAAATATTAGTAAACCTGAATAATTCTATCGGCACTTTCGTTCAAAAGACGAATGCAATGTCTGACTATGTAGGTGACCTCGATAACCTGAATCCAGCAATCGCCGCAGCAAATTCAGACTCTAACTTAGTATCGGCCATTAATTACCTTGACTCTGCTGTAGCCCTACTGGGTGATAGTGCCAACTTCTCATTCATGAAAGTTGATAGTGCTGTTATTAATTTCTTAACGGTTGACTCTGCAGTAATCACCACTCTACATGCAGATAGTGCATATATAACATATGCTTCGATTAATAGTGCTGATATTAATCACCTTACTGTTGATAGTGGCGCTGTAATTAATGGTGGTCTAGTCGTTGACCGTATCACTGTTACAGGAGATTCAACAGATGTGATTCTCCCATACGGCTCGATTGATAGTAACGAGATTCATGATAGCTCAATTAGTAGCAGACACATGGCTATGCTAGTTACTACTCTTATTCTCGATTCAGCAGGAACTACATTAAAGACATTATATACACCAGGTAAATAAATGACTGTACGCTCACCTTTATATTATACAGACAGTGGCAATTTTCAAGAGTACTCATTAGTCGAACTCAATGATATTTACGCTGCAGTAAAAAGACAATTCTTAGCTTCTCCTTCGGTCGTACTCAACGTTGTGGCTTCAGGAGGAAACTTAGGTAATATATCAGAAACTCAAGTGATTGCTAGTCCAGCAAGAAGCAATAATCGTAGTTTTGGTAATAACACAGGCACACTAGGTAACATATCTACTGGTACTGTACAATATAGTCGTATCAATCAGGTACTCACACCTCCGGCTCAAAGCTTCAATGTTCAAAGTTTTAAGACTGGAGCATTTGGTACAAATCCACCAATATACATGAATGATAGTGGAAACTTTGAACCATTCAATGATTCAGACTTTATCGATACGTTTGTTAAGCCCGCGGTAAATTCATTTGCATCAGCTGCAAGCGATCCACTTTATCAAATCGCTGGTGCTGTAACACCTACAGGATACTCACGAGTATCGAATACTCCTATATACGTTGATAATAATGCCAATATTAGCGCATATGGTTCAGGAGCTTTGCCCGAAGCAAGGACTCAAGGGACAGTAATCAACAACTATTATCTTGTTCGTAAATCAAGTGGTGGAGTAAATAACATTAGATCAGATGTTACGTATCAAATAGTAAATTTACAAGGCGTAGGAACTGGATTAAAAGTAGATGTATCAAAAATTGGCACGACATATAATTTGATTATTAATGATGGCGGTCAAAACTATCAAGCTGCTGATAGCTTCAAGATACTAGGAACTGAGCTTGGTGGTTCTACTCCTGATAATGATATCAATTTTCTAGTCAATGGTGTAGACTCTGCAAATGCTCCACAGCCATTTGCTGTCACAGCTTTAATTACCTCTGGTACTCCAGTTGCAAAAGAATACCACGTACCAGTTACTCATACAAACTCTGGTGATTTTAAAGTAATGCCAAAATCAACCTTTGATAATATGATTCAGTTAGCTGCAAAAGATGTTTCTACGTCCACTCCTGGTTATACTATCACATACGATTTTAATACTGGCCAACAGGTCGGTACAGCTATGATAGACACTCGGCTATTGAATCCAACACAAACAAGAAGAAACTATCAAACTGGTGATACATACTATTCACAGAGAGTGCCAACTGGTGGAACACAAACTCAAGTTAACTCACATTATTTAGGAGTCACTATAACATGATTACCTCAGAAAACCTTGTACAGGCTCGTTATACTGATGACGCTCGTACTACTATTGAATGTTTAATTAAAAATGACGTAGATGATTTGATGCATTCTTTCTATGTCAACGTTGACCCTGAGAATGTTTATTTTCAACAGTTAATGACAGTTGCATCTCTCGAAGATATTGATGCATGGTCAGAGACTTACTATGCAAATATCCGTGAAGAGATTGAGACAGTACACACCCAACTAATCGAAGCTGGCAAGGTTGATTATACACGTATTGCTGGTCCAGAAGATACTGCTCAACAAATGGAAAAGTATGCACAGATGATGTTTGCATACGACGACACTGATACCGATCACGTTGAAAAGATGTTTAACTTGAAGCTTGAGCTGTTTGAGTTAGATGAAGTAGAAAACGCGGATAGCGCAACAAAAGAAGCTTTACGTTTAGAGGATGATCCTGTAAATCTTGTTAAACAATTATGGGATATCAGGAATCCATAGTGTAGTGTAATAACTTTACATTTGGGTTTACTTTATCTAAATAAAAGTAATCACCTGGGTATTTACGATTTATTTGAGTCAACCATTCTTTGGTTGGCTCTTTTATCATACGGCCACACCATTCATCAGGTATAAATTTCAAATCGAGTCTCTTCTTAACCATGTACTCTACGAAATTCTCTTCGCCGTTTACAGGACCAGGTTTTACACCGAGTTTAATAAAATACTCTTCCCAAAAGAATTGAGATTGTACAAACTCGTCGTAGATATATCTTACGTCGTCAGGATAAAACTTATAAAAACCACCGTTGAGTTCACAACCTGATACTTCTTCCCACCATGACCTCATACTCAAGAACTCTCCGCGTTTTATCGGATAGTTGATGATATCCATGTAGTCATTGATTAGGTCAATATCAATATCGAGTACTACGACTGGCTCAGGACCTTGCACATTAAAGAAATTTATCTTATTCCACTGTAGCTTAAATTGTCCTTCATGCATAACTTCGATATGCGGTATACGTTGCCGTATATGGTCTTCATAATCTAGCCCATATTTACTGCCTATGCGGCACGTATAAACCCTCAATTCCATAGTTCTTCTACCTTGTCATACATCTGTGCTGCTTCATGTAATTCAAAATTAGTAGAGTTATTTGGATCAGTGTTGAATACACATATAATCTTGTCGTCTCTGAGTTTATGTCTTTCCATATCATCAGGCCATTTACAACCTCGATTGAACGAGTAGTACATTGAAGGTGGTAGAAAATCAAACTTATCAAGATGACGTTGACTAATAAAATTGTCTGATCCACCTGTGTAGATATGATAGATCCTTTCAGCGTGTTCTATACAATCATTCCAAATATCTATTAACTGAGTATCATCCCACATATAAAATCCACCATTATTTTTGGCACCATGTCGATGCTTCCAATCAGGGTTATTTTCGTGTTCTGGATTGTGCCACCAAGATCTACCTGTCAATGGTCTTCCTTTGTACAGATTGAGTATAGGAGTCATATCGTTGTGTATGATAACGTCTAAGTCAAGTGCTATTCGTAAACCAGTTAAGCCCCAACAATACGGTTTAAAGTAGTTTAACTTTGGTCTGTCCCATAGGCGAGGCTTTCCGTTTCTCCAGTTATCTGAAGAAAACATTTCATCTGGCGTTGATTCTGGTAGGTCTCGTAGGAATGGGAGTATGGTTATACGTTCATCTATTCCCTGTGCATCCTCTGTCTGACAGTAGAATTTAAATTCACAGGGCATATGTTTTTTAACCATATTATAAAGCCGATTGACATATATTGGTTCATATTTGTCTCCCCACTTACTGCATATGATATTAATCATCTCTTTCGCCAATAATCATAAATCTCTTATTATAATGATAATCATCGAATGGTATCTCACCCTTATAGAAAGGTTTTATGATACCTGTCTGTTCTTGAAATTCTTCAAGAGATTCTACACAGTTTACATGAGCAGGTTCTTGTATGAAATCGTTTGATTGGAAAGCACACATGCCTTTGAATCTAATATCCTTCATATGCCACATATGCTCGCATGATGTATTGATTATGATATCTGCTTCAAGACTCTTCATGTCAAAGCTAATATCTCGACATTCGGTAGTAATATTACTGAACATCATCTTTGCTATATTCAATGTTCCGTGATCATAATCAACTAATACGATCTCTTTAATATCTTTTAAATAATGTCTTAAGAGAGGAACGATTAGTGTACCATACCAAGCACCGAGTACATAGATGGTCTTATCCTTTTTTCCAGCCACAGGTGATAATGATAGTCTTTCGACTAACCAAGATTTAGCTCTTATTTGATTTTCAGAATAAGAACGGGCGAAGTCTAAAGATCGATGCGGGTATTCTACTGCTATATGTTGTGCTATACGAGAAAATGTCCAAAATGGTATTGGACACTTAAGCATTGTTTTTGTAATAGTCAAAGCTTTTTCCTCCCAAGACTTGGCCGTCTACATTACAACTAATACAAGGACTCATGATTCTTTTTCCCCTCATCATTAAATTACGATAAGAATTAAAGTAATCTGATTCCCATATATCGTGTATCCAATCTCTGTTTACATTACCAAATACTTGGCTTACGTTCCAATCATTACTGCATAGACCAACATCACCATTCCAATTTACAAACATCTTATAGAAGGGTAAGAAACATGCTCGTTCTTTATTGATTATCTTTTTATCAGACCACATTTCATTTCTGTTTACCTCTACCTCTTCTGGTAAACCAGTATAATAATGTTTGTATATACGTTCGATATCGTATTGTTTTAAAAAAGACTCATAATGTTCTGTCATGTCTTCATCATACATAGAGACCTTTATGCAGTTAATACCTGCTTTTACAAGTTCAGCCGCAGACTCTGATGTTAGATAATCACCATTTGTTATGAGCTTTATCTGTTTTAATTGTACACCACTTTTTAGTGTTTGTACATAGTTTTTTATTTTTTTATGTAATAAAGGTTCGCCGAACCCAGCTAAGGTAATAGTTCCCTGATAATCTAAGTTTCGTAGAGAACGATTAATCGACTTAATCGTATTCATACTCATCTGCGATTTTGTATTTTCAAATCCTACACCGCGAGGGCAAAAGCTGCATGTACGGTTACATATGTCAATGAGATTCAATTCTATCGAAGAAAGGGTGTTCCTTGTTAAGCGCACTTTTTGTCACCATATTACGATTAATTAATGCCATTCGGCCATATCCATCAAACTCTTTTAAGTGAAAGTGTTTGGTGAACTTATCATAGTTTTTCAACATCACATAGTTTCCATGCGAAGGAATGCATGCGTAATTCTTTTCTATATATGTCTTAGTTGCGTTCATCCTTTTGATATGATGAGGTATCTCATCTAACATACTCGGTAAGTTTTCTGCTACTCCACCAATGCACACATGAGCTGGTCTTAGGTTTTGTATCTCGTATATGAGTGCCTCGTGGCCAATCGCCCAACCAAAACGAATTCCAGGTAACGCCAACGATTTGCTCATTGTCTTGAGGTAAAGTACGTTTGGTGTACCAAGTTTTACTGATGGAGTTTCACAAAAATCACCGTACGCTTCGTCAATGATTACTAATTTATGTTTATCGATATATTCCTTATAGTCTTCTATAAGTTTACCATTCTCTCCATGAGGATTAGCTATATAGCAAACGTCTTGACCATGAGAAACTCCATAGAGTTTTTGAGCCATGGCTACTGGCTTCCAAGAACTGATATTTGTCAATGACATATTTTTTGATTTGATGACTTGCATTATACGCATCAGCAGTTCGCTCAAGCCTAATCCAATAGCGATTTGTCTATTATAAACTTGATGATAATCTGCTAGTATATTATAGCATGTCGCAGTATTCGAGTATCTCGAGTAATCAAACTCGTAATGAGGCAAACCAGCATCCCAACAAACATTAGTCGAAAGATCGATTTTGTAATCTCGATGGTACTCGTCTTTTGTCCAGTCTGGTCTTATTTCCAGTAATCTTGTATCCATTTGTCCTCTCTTAACTCATCTTGTTTTTTGTCTAGCATGATGTGTATTTGATCGAGAGGTCTTTCATATAAGACATAATCATTTGGAAAACGATGCTCGATAAAAGAATCAATGCCAGTAAAGACACTCATTATTTTTTCTTGATTGTCAACAAAGTATTTCCAAATATGATTCCTTTTCGTCTCTTTATTCCATGACATTACCGAAGAGTTGATAGAGCAATATCGCTGTCTGTTGCCAATCGTTTCTTCTCTGAGTTTAGCTAAGTCAACCCAACTCGTATGTAGCATTTTCATGTATAAATCAGGACGATGAATTTCGTTGATGTCACCTTTAATTACTATATCTAAGTCGAAGAATACTCCTTCTTCGATAAAGTCTTCGTCAAATAAAACCATTTTTGACCACCACTTTTGTAATCGTGTTGGAGCTTCAATAGTTTTTATATATTTAGGTAGCGTACTCGCATCATCAGTTATACAATTCATAGTGTACGGTTTATCGTAAGTACGAGATATCATACTTTCGAGTTTAATTACAAACTCATCACTATATCTTGATCCTACCTTCACGCAATAAAAGTTCATATCTATCTAACCATAATTTTGCATTTTTTGTATCTTTGTATTTATCATCAAGAGGTATACCATCAGTAAAGTGTATAGCCTTTGGGTTTTCAAATTCGTAGTAGCCTTCGAGTGTATTCCACTCAAGAGGCAAAGAACCGATCTGATCATCTTCAAGCCATTTGAATTGATGCATATAAAGAGGATGGCAATCGGCTATAAACGTTGGTGATAATAAACGATTTGCTGGATGATCACAGTTCCACAAGATCAGAGACGACCAATTCTTTCTCTCATAAGGTTTTTGTGGTTTACCATCCATCTTTTCTTCAGTATGAGGAGTGTAGTGTGGATGCTTACAAACTAGTACAGCATATTTTGGATCGATATATTTGAGAAGTGTACGTGGTGTATCCAGGAAATAAAAATCACTATCACAGTAAAGATGCCAGCCATGATACTGCATTTGAAAAGGAACCAAAAAACGAGACATAGAAAAACGAGTACTACCTATATGAGGCAATATCATGTTTCTCGTATAGTCTGTATCTTCATTGATAGTAGATTCACACACCTTATATTGAGGCATGTAGTCTTCATCGTAGCCAATTACGCATTTCATCTTCTAACTCTTCTACACCCACATTTTTTAAAGGAGCATCAAAATAATCTTGTTTTATTGTGCCATCGTAATGATCAACATTCCATGACATACCTAAATTGCCGTTCCCATATAAAATTGGTCTCACTTTACCGTCTAAATACATCTCAAGCTTTGGTTGAGATACGAGTAAAGTTGGTGTATTTGTCCAAAGCGCCATAGCCAAGAGAGTAGTTCTTTCTGCTACTACCAGATCGGCATATATCATCCAATCGAGTACATCATCCCACTTATCTCTATAACTGAATTCTTCAATTCGATAATCTTTATATATGTTACCCGGTAAATGTATGCCCCTTGTCTTTACAGAGTAACTATTAAATCCGAACTCTGATGCACGATAAGTTAGCACATATCCACCTCCGCCTTTCCATTGTTTTGTAAATGGCCAAAGCGAAGTAAAGACTTCTGTATCTTTATATGGAATATCTTTTACAGTGGCGATAGTATAAGCAACCTCAAAATTATCTGGTTGTTTGAAATTTCTTGTAAGAAACTTTAATCTGTCAAGGTTTGTTTCTTTATCGCTCTCTTTAAACTTGTCTAACTTATTTTCATCAACGACTAAGAGTATAGACCAGACAAAGGGTTCAGGAGAAGCCACTTCATAGAACTTCTGTGCTTTAGTTTAATATATTATCAATGGTTGCATTATATTGATCAAGAGTACCGTTGTTGACGATATGCCAATCTACCTTTTCTTCTAGTCTATCTATAGCAGGCTGATGGCTATTAAACTCTTTTAAAATTTCGGGCTTTACAAGTTGATAAGAATTCTTTTTTCCTTGTAATCGTGGATCGAGCAGCTTTACTTTCTCATATAGTCTTTGGCACTGTGTTTCTAATGGTGCTGTAATTAACACAGTTTCAAACCTATCGTCATTATCGTTTATCCACTCAAGTAGTTCTACTGACCCAGTAGACCATATGTCGTATCCACTGTATCTTTCTGGACTTAAAGCATCGATAAGAGATTTAAAGTGTTCTTCGAACTCTTCAAGTTCTGATTGAGTGGACTGATATGGACCAGAGATAGGAGAATGCTTAATCTTCATTGAAGCTCTTAAATCTCTATACACTACATTCATGTCAAGTATAGCTAACCCATAGGTTTCGGCACGTTTAGCAAAGGTATCAACACCGCTACCTTGCATTCCGCCAATCATTAAGGTCATATGATTCTCCTACTCATCATCGTATCAAAAGCCTCAATTGTCAGACCGATGAAGAACTGATATATACCATCTTCTTTAGCATGAGCGCTATGTACTAAACTCGAATCGAAGATGTAGATTTTGCCTGGTTTGATAGTATTTATATGTTTTCCATCCATTTTCAGCATCATCTTATCAGATGTAGTACCCCATAGACGAAGATTAGGAGTAGGTAATTTAACATCGACATGCTCTTTAAAATGACCCATCTTGTCCCACTTGAGAATAGCACTACGACACATGAAATCACCAAATGCATTCGTTAATGGTTGTAGAGATTTCATATAGAATGCTGGAGTCTTCTCACGTATATCATGATCAAATAAGATATTATCTTTGTCTTGATGATGTATGAAATGTTCATCGAGAGGCATACGTGAAGGGTCATTTTCTTCGTTCATCGAGCCTGTTACGTTTACTAGAGGTGTACCATAACGAGGATATTGTTTATGTGTATTTCCCCACTGAGTAAATTCGAATTGTGTTATTTCTTCTTTAAAGGAATCGATATCAATGTCAATGTCAGTCTCAACAATAGGACTAGTGTGTAGTTCATAATACTGTTCTTCATTGATAGCTGGTTGAGAGATATATTTGAAGATCATAGCCATGAGTTTATCTTCAGGCTGACCCTTTAAGTGTGGATGTGTTTCGAATAGTGTTTCAAGTGCTTGTTGCATAAACTGACCTTAAGTGTTCTATCATTGTTTCATTCGCTTTACGACACACTACGAAGTGTATACGAGGCTGTTCACTTTCATTAAATGCACTATGTTCAAATACAGTCTCGAGTTCATAGAGTTGACCTAAATGTTTCATCTCTACTCTTACTTTGTTTTCCATAAAATAGCAAGAAGAGTTAGTCTGTAGCGGTATATGCAATCGATTAGAGATGTCATAATGATATGTATAACTCGGCTTAGAAGGGTCGAGTCTCATAAATCTACCGCGGCATATATTATACTTCTTATCTAACTCGTTGTAAACCTCTTCTACATATGTTCCTCTAAACATTTCATTTACTATAGTAAAATCGTTTTGATTTAATTTTTGTTTAGACAAGTCTCCACTTTCATAGACATAAGTAGAACCATCTGGAGACGACACGTGTACCTGATGTGAGTCAAATGGTAAGCTATCGTAAATCTTTTGTAATGATTCGTAATCAAACTTTTCTGCTAATTGCTTCATAATCCTCATCAAAGAAAGATATTTTATATAATATCCTCTCTTTTTTCCCTTTGTTATTTACTCCATGTATTACAGAAGTATTGAGTAATGCCGTTTTATAAAGATAGTCTTTACCTTCAACCGTCACTGGAGCAGCATCTGCACTAAGAACATGATTTACAGAACACGTGGTATTATAATCAATATGTGGCATTAAGTAACTATCTGAGTCGAGTATGTAATATCTTGGTACACCGTTTTCTAAGCCAAAATATTTACAGAATCGATTCGCCTCTTCCCATGCCCGCGGGAGATGAAGAGAATCACCCTTTAATATTTTCCAGTTTTCGTTCTTTCCATGCTTGTCATCATGATATACTTCAAATTGATTTGTTTCAGCCTCGATCAATAGATCCTCTGATTTAAAATCAAACTCTATTTGTTTTAGATTCATGTCTCATCCTTAATGTGTGCTCATCGTATGACATTACTTTCGGCGCCCAATCTTCGATTGTATATCCATTAAATGGTAAATATACGACATTTTGATAGCACGTAGATAATTCTCCTGGATATACTTGTACCAGTCCCTTATTATAGTTTACCCACTTCTTTGAAAATGATTGCAAAGTCTTACACATCATTTTCCACCATAACTGTTGTCCTGATAACATAGCTCTTCGTTGTTGCATACTAATGAAATACAAGTCATACTTTAATTTCATGATATCTCTAAATGAAGAGTTTAACACCTTTAATGTAATCATAAGTTCTTCACGATGGGACCAAGATTTTCCTCTGTCTTTAGGAAACAAATACCATCGATTCATCAATCGCGCCACATGTGGTGTATACTCTTTGATACCCGACATAAGTATTGGTTTGCCATCATGATCATATTGCACACAGTAACAAACTTGATCTGATATCTTCAAGTTCTCTTTCGTATAGTTATCGCGTAACCAATTTTTCTTATCAGATAGACAAATCTCACGGACTTTTTCGAATTCAGGATTATCATAGTCGAATATCCATAACTCACCAGCTTCATTCTTTATTCGTTTATCCAATGGATCCTCTGTCCCCTTTAACTGAATACTATGTATTATATCATATTATCACGGTCTTGTAAACCTATTTATTATAAATAAAGTAAAATAAACATAGCATAGAGCGATTGAGGGATTTTAGATGGCCCAATATGAACAGTTTACAATAGATCAGGGTTCTGATGTTGCCATAGAGCTTCATCTTGTTGACGCATCAGGAAATAAGAAGGATCTAAACGGCTATACTGGCGCTGCCACTATGAAGCGTAACTATAATAGTGACAGTGCAGATACAACCAATTTCGCATTTGCTATCAATACTCCACCAGCTGATGGAATTATTACACTCTCGTTGACTAACGCCCAAACAGATGCATTGCGCTCTGGTAGGTATGTATTTGATGCTGAAATCCAGTATACTGATAGTAATGACAATGATATTATTGAACGGATTTTAGAGGGTAAGATAGTAGTTACACCAGCCGTTACCGTATAGGATAACACATGGCTGATACAGAACAAACTCTCATAGCCCGAGTCATAGTCGGGACACCTGTGCGTAAGGTAACCGGAGCTCAAGCTCAAGGATTAGATGACCTTACTGATGTAAATATTCCAGCTCCAGAAGAAAATCAAATATTGCAGTATAATGAAACTGAAGGTAAGTGGAATTCTACTTCTGCTCCTGCCGCTCTCGTCGTGAGTGGAGGTACTTTCTAATGGCTGCAAATAACAGAATTTCCATACTATATAGTAATTCAACTGCTGTTATACCAGACGGGTTTTTATACACCGGTGAAGTTGCATATAGTAATGCTGCTGGGGATTCTGATGGTGGCCAACGAGTATTTATCGGTACTGGCACACCAGGAGAAATTTCTACTGATGTAATCACAATTGGTGGCCAATATTACATCGATATGGTAGATCACAAGCGTGGTCATACAGTACCTCTTAGTGCACTAATCACAGATGCAGATAATAAGATTGATTTCCTTGCTGTCGACAATATCGAGGTTGATGGCAGGACTAT